GCTGAAAATTCTGTGAGAAACAGTAGTAAATATGTAAGCGCAGAAACCAAAGCTATTCAAAAATCTTCGGAAATTACCGAAAAAAAAATCAGTAAATATGATGAAGCCGTTCAGTCCCTTACAGCCTTAATGACACAGGGAATGGGATTTTTTAAGACCGAAGAAATCAAAGAAGATAAATCAGTTATATTTTATCTCCATAACAAAGAACGGTTGGAAGATTCGAACATTATCTGGAAAATGGTTGGTGATGCATTTGCAGTGTCTACAGATGGTGGTAAGACATGGAACGCCGGGTTGGATTCTAATGGCAATGCAGTAGTTAATGTACTTTCCGCTGTAGGTATTAACTGTGACTGGATACATTCTGGAACTCTGACGCTTGGTGGTTACAACAACACAAACGGGCATTGCGCTATCGAAAATGCGAGTGGAAAAGTTGTCGGAACATTAGGGGTAAACGGATATTACTCAAATGATCCGAGTGACAAATATGCCATTAGGATAAATAATGGACTCGTTGAAATATATGGTGCCAAAGGTACACTGGTCGGAATAGTAAGCTATGTAAAAGATGCAAGCGATGGTTCAGAAGGACTGAGTATGTATGCATATGGCGGTAGTGGACATTCTTCTGTAATTCTTAAAAATAATGGAACTACCGCGATATGGGGCAATTCAATTAGCATTAATACAGACAAGCTTATAACCGGAGGAAGACAAACAAAAACTGGACGTGCAGTATTCTCAGACGGAAGTTACTTAGATTACAAAAACGGGAAATTGGTCGCTGGAAGAACAGCAAGCGGTACGATATTTTAAGGAGAATGATATATGACAAAAACAGAAAGTGCGGTTCAATGGGCTATCGGAATAGCCAACGACAACAGGCATGGCTACAGCCAAGCGAACCGTTGGGGGAATCCAGACTATGATTGCTCATCACTCGTAATATCTGCATGGCAGCAAGCCGGAGTTCCAGTAAAATCAAATGGAGCTACTTATACGGGAAATATGTACAATGTTTTTCGTGCTTGCGGATTCACGGATGTAACGGCAAGCTGCAACAGAGCCACTGGTGCTGGAATGCAAAGAGGGGATGTACTGCTAAATGTTAAATATCACACTGCAATGTACATCGGTGGTGGTCAGATGGTGCAAGCATCATCCACAAGAGGACATCCAGAAGCCGGGGATCAGACGGGAACAGAGATATGGGTATGCAGATATTATAATTATTCGAGAGGATGGAATTATGTACTACGTTATACTGCCGGTGGAGATTCGGGTAGCAGTGGAGGACAGGAACCAATACAACCGCCATCCGGAGTTTCGCTTGTACAGTGGATTCCTGGATAGAAAGGAGAATATATATGGCAATTCAAATGCGTAGGGGGCAATTAAAAGATTTTGATGCAAACAAGATGCTCCCCGGAGAATTTGCAGTTACTATAGACGAAGCGCCAGAAAACCAAAAAGTATTTATCTGTTTTTCGGCCGGAACATTTAAGACGTTGGCTACAAGAGAAGATTTTGAGCAAGACTTGGCGAATATTCAACAGGCTATCGAAGACGCAAGAGAAGCGTCAAAGACAGCGAATGAAGCTATCGACAAGGCTAACCAAATCATAGCCGGAAAGGTCGGAATCGATGATACACAGACCAGTACGTCAACTGTATATTCTTCACAGAAAAGTGATGAAATATATGTAAAGAAAACAGAGTATGATAAACTTGTGAAAAAAGTAGAGGCGCTGGTAGATGATTTGTCGGACGCAATAGTAAGTAGGTGATAAAATGGCAGATGTATATATAGAAGAATTAAATAAAGCGGATAGCCTTTCGGATGACGATACTGTCTTGCTTCACACCAAAACCGAAGATTTACAACTAACTATCGGAATGCTGAAAACTTTAATGATAGTAGAAAAAGCCATAAAGCTTGCTACTCCGTTTTTGGTATCTATAACAGGAGATGCGACCGGGAGTGGAACTACAGATGGTAGAGAGGCACTCTTGATTGAATTATCGAACATAAAAGCTTCAAGTTTGAAGAATAGTATTAAAATTAATGGAACGGCATTTGACGGAACAGAGGGAATCACTACAGAACGATGGGGAGCAGAAAGAACTGTAACGATCGGTGGATGTGAAAGAAAAGTAAACGGAGAAACAGATGTTAATTTTCCGGCAAATGAAGTTTTCTCCGGATCCGGACAACCTTATGTCCCGACAGCCGGAGGGAATATGACAGGAAACCTAAAAAGGGAAATAAATGGATCAATTTATAATTTGTTTGAAGCAACTACAGAAAGTGAAGAATCTGGCGTTTCAGTAAAATTAAAAGTTGGTGATATTAATGCAAATACTGTTATTCAAAGCCTTTCACAACCTTATTGGCATAATGGAGTAAATTTAAAAAAAATACTTACAGAAGACGATATCTATGAACTTGAACGAAGAATTTCAGAACTTGAAAGCATGGCCACACAAACATTAGCAGTAGCAAAGGAGGATGATGCAAATGGCTAATGAAAATTTAAAATTGCAGAAAATATATGGAAAATACATAAAAGATCTTCCACAAGTCACAGAAGTGAACGATACGGATGATATTATCATAGAAGATTCTACTCCAATAACAAGCAGAGCGAAGATAGGAGTGCTGTTTGATTCCATTAAAAAAAGAATTGCATCTACTTGGAGATTTGCAGAACTAAACAACAAAACTATCGTGGAATATGCTAGTGAGTTAAATAAAAATATAGCTAAAATGAAATTTGGATCAAAAGTTGTAACCGCAAGTGCTATCACATCTATACAAGTATTTACTAATTCAGAGATAAATAAAATGCTCGGCGTAACTAATTCTTCTAATGCAAATACGGTAGTATTATTTGCTAACGGAGATGCAGAGGCTCAAAAAGCACATGTAGAAGGTAGTTCCTACTTAAAAGGCATATGGTACGCAGTACTTAATCAAAACACTAGTGTTGGTAGTTTTAGAATAAATTATGCAATATTCTATTTCGGATAATTAGTTATAATTCTGCGACAATGAAGCCGAGTTTGTGGTAGCGTCCAAGATATGCTGTAGTCGTATTTGCTTGTGCTGACAGTCTTATCTCAATCGCGTTTTCGCCCTCCAGAAGGGTTATAATATTACTGTCGAATACCGACACATAGCTTGCGGATGATGCTATTCCGGAACAACTATTCTTACCGTTGACGTATACGCTCAGCCTTGCTGTTAAAGTTGTTGCCTTGATAGCACCACAGCACATTAGGATACATTTTCTTCCATGTTCAGTCGCCTTGATGCTTTTAAGTGTCAGTGATGTTTTTGTACTTTTTTCGGCATCAAGATAAGTAGTATATGAGTATACATACCTATCAGTTATATTTTTATTTAACTCAGAAAAATACGGGGACGATATTTTTCTGAACTTTCTCCATAATTATAGTATCTTTATAGAAAGGAAATTAAGTAATTATGGAAAAATTGAGCGAAGAAACCATTTGCGAAGTAGTCAAAAGCTGTGCCTACGGATACACCGTAGACGAATTGGCAGAACACTACGGAATGGAAAAAGCAGATGCAGAAAAGTTTGTGAAAGATCATGCATCAGAGATTACGGAAACGAAAGAACACTTAAAACAGGAGGGATATATTGAATAGGATAGTCGATGTTTCTGAACATAACAGGAACATCGACTGGGCGAAAGTAAAAGCATCCGGCATTGTAGGTGCTATCCTTAGATGCGGATATGGACAAGATCAGACCGGACAGGATGATAAAAAATGGCTGAGAAATGTATCTGAATGTGAGCGTCTTGGCATCCCTTACGGTGTATATCTGTATTCTTACGCAAAGACTACAGGTGCGGTACGTGGAGAAATTAACCACGCATTAAGACTTCTAAAAGGACATTCTCCGGCATGGCCTGTATATTTCGACAGCGAACAGCCGGGAACACAAGGCGTTGCAAAAGCCAATGCAAAAGCATTCTGTGACGCAATGGTGTCACATGGCTACAAAGCCGGAATCTATGCATCTACATCTTGGTACAAGAACTATATCGGTCAGACATGGGGGTATTCTCTGTGGATTGCATCTTACGGCTCTAAATCTGCCGGAGTAGACGGAATCGACATGTGGCAGTACACGTCAAAGGGTTCTATTCCAGGCATTCCAGGTTATGTGGATGTGAACTATGTGTATAAGAATCTTGGTGGTACTGCAAAGCCTGTACAGAAACCGACTGTAGCACCGGCACCTAAACCGGTAGATGAATCTTGGAAAGGTGACAGTCGGTATTATCTCAATAATTCCCGTGTTGGAGAATGGCAGAAAGCCATGAACAAAGGGTTTGATACCAACGCACTGTCTGTTGATGACAAATTCGGTGTCGGCTCACAGAATTTTGCTAAAACGCATATCTTATGGGCAGGGCAGACGCACAACTGTATCACGGCTATCAGATGGCTTAGACGTACCCTCAGAGACGTATATGGCTTTACGAAGCTGTCTTACAATGAGGGATGGACGGATTATCTCGGAAAGTGCGTAGAAGTATTCCAGAGGAACAGAGGACTTACACCGGATAGAAAAGTAGGACTTGTCACAACCTACTGGCTCTTATCCGGCGTTGTAAAATAATATAAGAACATTACACTTTGCATACAATACTAAAGATCCCACTACTGATTACTTGCCAGTAGTGGGATTTTTTTCTTTTTCTATAAAATGATAGATTGGAAGCAGAATTCCGATATATCCTTTTTTGTACATGACATTCATTAGTGATTTCATTCCAATTACGCTTTCGATAGAGCTTTGAATGGAAATTACGTCATTTATCCTGGTCCCATGCATCGGTTTTAATTTTAGAACAACATATTGATTCGTGCATAATGAACCATCTATCATAACCATTAATCCAATTTCGCTATACACATGCAATATTTTATCAGAAACTTCTTTGATTTTTTTATCTGATACTATTTGACTTATGACAGAATCGTTTGTAAGATTATCAAATCGTTTTTCGTTATATTTTACGTTTCCTCCAGTGACATCGTCTGTATAATTTTGCTCTTTGTCCAGTTCACAATTTGCAACACACAGAGAAGCAAAAGCAGTAGAAAAATCCTTTATATGTTCATTATCACGCTTCTCACTTGTGTTAATATGTTCAGATGGAATCTCTATATTATCTATCTTAATTTCTTTTTCTGAAACAGTTTTTCTTTCGACATCCAATTTGTTTAAGTCTTCGACAAGAGTTTTGCACTCATGTTCAAGAACAGCATTGGCACGATCGGTTAGAGATTTTTCTTTTGCAAGATGATATATACAATTATCAAATTGCAAAGTGTCAGTGTCTTTTTTCTTGTCTTTTTTTATCAAATATGAGAATAGATATGTTAACCCGCCAAAAAATGCTATATTTATTATGAATAAGAATATAGTACCAATTATACCATTTTCTTTCACATACTTTGTCCAGTTTGCAAAAAAATTAATCGTCTGAAAGAGCGTTAATATTCCAAATAAAATTTCCGCCAATACAAGCAATGTAATTTTAAAACCAGGAGAATCATGTTGGCCAGAAGATTTCTCTAAATTCTTTTGAAAAGTATAGAGCTTTTTTCGCCTGTTTTTCTTTCTGAGTTCTTTCTTGCGCTTTTTAGCACGTTTCTTCTGCATTTTTCGGTTGTACGCAGTTCTTGTTACAGCACGTTTTATGTAATGGTATTGGCTCGGACGCATTTTAACAGCTCCTTATTATCTTTTTAAGAAGTATATAGTATGCTATGATTATATTCTATTAAGTATTTTTCTTTTCTTTTCTTCGAATTCTTGCTTATTGATTGCTCCACAGTCAAGAAGTTCTTTCAATGCTTTTAACTGATTTAGATCATTTACAATTTCAGCGGTAGATTCTGGTTTTTCACTTATCTTTTTGTTTAGAAAATCCATAAATTCTTTATATCTTTTTTTGTAATCTTTTCCTACAACCGAAAGAAGTAAAGAATTTGGATCATTTTTAACCGTCTTCTTCCAGCCTTTATCCATCCATTTTATTTGCTTAGCCTGTTCTCCCGGAATTATAAATTGTATATATCCAGGTCCCCACCAAACACTTGGTTCCTTGCATGTTATACCGCTAATGTTTTGATAATAGAATTTTCTCCCTTGTTTTCGAGAATCTGTTACATACATAGGAATAATTTCTACATATTCATCACAAGCAACAAGTTTCCCGAAAAAGCTATCTAATTCCAAGACCTTTTTATTCTGCATATAAGTACCTCCGCATACATAGTATGCTATCTTCTTAATACCGCAATCACAACTCCAAACCTTACCCATTGTTCCATGTCTTCAAAACTATTTGGATCAACTTCTATGACATCACCGAAGCCGTTGATCGGGACTAACTTTATCTTACCTCTCTGCACATACCGCCTTATATACGCACGTCCTGTTTCTTTGTGTATAATAATCACGGTATCACCGTTTCTTGGCACTCTTTTGGATATGCAGATGATATCACCCTTTACATATACAGGGAGCAAGTGGTTGCTCGTTATCTTTATGCCACAATGTAATGTCTCACCGTACTTTTTTATGTATTCCGGGCAGTATATCCGTTCTTCGTGTGAAGAATCCAATATCATACCGTCAGCCATCTCACCAGTGGGGCATAGAACATCCAACATGTTTTCGGGATCTGTTTCCAACACTTTCATAGAGATTTCATAGTCCATCTTACCAAGAATATACGCACGTTGTCTGTCAGTCAATTGCCTGTACTTTCCCAATACCTCGTATTCCTTAGAAGAATACCCTAAGAGATCAGGGATAGATTTATGAGTTAGTTCCGACAACCTTAGTGCTAAGAAAACGTCAAGATTATTAGTCTTCCGTGAAACGATGTTTTTGTATGTGGACACGGACACACCCAGCATCTTAGAAAAGAGAACTTGCGTAAAATCAAGGCTTTTCCGCTCTTCTTCGATGTTATGTGCAAAGTTATCCAGCATTTCATTTTTCGTTAGCATTATGTCACATCCTGTCGAAAAGGCTAATATCTTGGCTATTTTTCATTATTTTTATAAGAAAAATATGATATTTTAGCCAACATCTTGACTATAGTTTCGAGTTATAATTTATTTAAGTATTACAATGTATCATTATAAAACAAAAATGGCACTTGTCAAGCCATTGATAGGAGGTAATCTAATGGGAAAGGACGAAATGAACAGCAAGAGCAACAAAACATGGACTGATACCTACGAAAACGAAATCAAGCGGATGATAAAAGGAATCCGTGACCCTCGCTTAATGCGGTACATCTATCTTATTGTAAAAGATGCTATCAGTGAAAACATTGACAGATAACAAACATATGTTCTATAATGCAAGTAATCGCTACTGGAATGACGTGTCGGGATATTGGAGGGATTTATGTGGACGAAATTAAATGGTATCAAGAAGAAATAACGAAACTTGTAAACGGTCAAACGAATCTTACGTGGTTAAAGCTGGTATATATATACGTAAGTCGATTAAAAAAATAAGTAAAAGAAAAGTCAAGGGTTTGCGCATTACCCTTGACTTTTCTTTTACTTGTCTTCTGAAATCATATCAATCAGTTTTTCTAGATTATCCCACCCGTCAGAATCTAATTTTGATAGAGCAGCTACTAATCTATATTTGAAATTAGATTCATCCATACTTTGAATATCTGCCAACATCGCTGTGATTTGTTCGTCTTTTGTTTGAGTGGTAAACATTGGTTTCTTTCCGCTTCTGAACCATTCTTCTCTAACTGTTTTCCCATTCCAATTTTCCAAACAAATTATTCTGAAAATTTTGTCTGTAACATCACGGTCTCCTTTTTCTATCTGAGATAAATACGCTTGCGCAACGCCGATCCGTTCTCCAAAAGTTTTCTGATTCATTTCAAGAGCTAATCTCAATTCTTTTACTCTTTGGTTTATTGACTCCATGTCGCACCTCCTTTCTGTATATAAATGATAACATAAAAATATCGCAAATGCAATATTTTTCTATTGACAAATAATTGCAAATGATATATTATGATATTGCAAACGAAATACAGGGGGGTGATAGCAAAAATGAAAAATAAAATTATTGAATTATCAGTAATGGCGGTATTCATTATCGTTATTTCAAGGAAATTTGACGATATAGATAAAAAGCTTATGCAGATTAAAGAAAGTTACAACATTACTGGGAAAAAGCTTACTTATTAAGTTCAATAATTTCTTTTACTAAATACTCAACAAGAATCGGGATTGATTCGTTTATTGCTCTTGACATTGCAATATCAGCACCGTATTTATCCAGATATTTTTCGTAGCAATCAGAATAAGATTTTTTGTAAAGCTTGATTGCCGAATCTGATATCATTTGTGCAAGTTTTTTAGAATCGATTTCCATTATAAGAGCACCTCCTTTGTATTGATACAAGGAGTATAGCACAGAAAGGAAGTGAGTGCATGAGTGAGAAAGAAAAAAAGATAGTTGAGAAGATTAAAAAGGCAATGCCGAACTTATCAGAATTTGACAAAGGTTATTTTCTCGGCAAAGTAGAAAGTCTGGCAGATGAAGCAGAAAAGAAGCCGGACACTCCGGCGAAGAAAACATAAGGGATGCCGGAGTACATAACAATTAAATACAGGGAGGTGACAACATGGAACAGGACAAACTTTTAAAAGTAGATAACACCATTGAAAAACTGTGTGACTTTTTGCAGAGAGAAACAGAATGTGTTGCATCTATTTATGAAAGTCAGGAATTGGTCGAAATGACAAAAGCTCTGGCTGAGCTGATGTCTGCCAGAGCAAAGTTTAATTAGTTTTCCTTTTCACTTTTCTGAATTACTCGGCATGGCAGTGCCTGTATAAACAGTATAGGAGAATCCAGAAGAAAAGACAACATGCAATGGAAGAGCCAAGAGATGATAGGCTATGGAGCTGAAATGTTAAGCACTGAATGTAACTGAGATGGAAATGAATGGCAGAGACTAGAAAAGAAATGATATGGCTTTGTGACGCTTAGCACGGATAAGAAAAGTATCAGATCAGCATGAACAGACACGAAAAGATAAGGAATTGAAGAGAGAAGCTCTGAAACGGAATAGCATGGAATAGCCTTGAAAAGGAAAGGAGATGCTTTGAATCGGAAAAGCTGAGCACAGTTTTGACAAGGAAACGAAGAGCGTAGAGTGGTAAAGCAACCAGAACAAATTGAAAAGGAGAAAACAGTATCATGAAAGAACTGAAAGTAAGAATTACGTTCACTGAGGAAGTATTAGGTTCTCAGTGTGCGGATAAGGAGATTCACCGGACGTATATCGCATCAAAGGCACCGGACGCACCGTCCCGTGAGGACGAAGTAGCAACACTAGGTGTAGATGCAGTAGAAGAGAAATCAATGACGATTTTTCACAAAAGCGAAGATGGAAAACCGTTCGTATATGACTACCAGGTAAAAGGAATGTTCAAAGATTCATGCGGAATGCTTCGCAAAGTCAAGGGTAGCGAATCATCAAAAATCAAAGCGTACAAAAAAGAGATTGACGGTCTTATTTTTGTGAAAGAGCGCAAAATTCCACTGATTTTTGACGGGGATATGGGAACGTGTCAGAGACCGCTCCGGGCAAACACGCCACAGGGAGAAAGAATATCCCTTGCATGTTCAGAGACCGTTCCGGTTGGCACAACAATGGAATTTACCGTTCAGTGCATGTTAGATAGCCATGTAAAACTCATAAAAGAATGGCTTGACTACGGAGAATTGAGAGGTTTTTCACAGTGGCGAAACTCAGGTAAAGGGCGCTATGTTTGGGACGAACTGGACAAAAACAGGAACATCATTGGCGGTAATAACGTACATAAAAAGGTGAAAAAAACAGGTACGAAAGGCAGTAAAAAAGCCTAAAAATATTTATTTTTCAATGTATTCAAATTATTGTTGCGGTAAACGTGAAAATGGTAGTTGATTTTTGGTCAAATCGCAAGCCACTTAGCAAGCCACAACCCTTGAAAAATAAGGGGAAAACGGAAACTGGTCGCAAGCCAAATGACACTCAGATAACAATCAATTGACAAGCCAAAATTAAAGAAATTTTCAAAAAATCGAAAATTTTGACAAGCCAGTTGACAAGCAAATGACAAGCTAAAACCCTTGAAAAATAAGGCAAAACTGCTTGTCAAGTGAAAACGGTTAGCAAGCCACATAACAATCAATTAACAATCAATTCGCAAGCCAGTTGACAACAATAGAAGAATATAAAGAAGAATAAGAATAAAAAGAATATATATATATGTCAGACACAATCGGTCTGACGATAAAAGGGACATAAAAAGTGCCCCGCTGGTACCGACATACCAGACAGGGCGGTGTACCGCTAAAGAACACTTAGCGAATACAGGTTAATTATAACACATTCTCCTGTAATTCGCAAATCTGAGGAACAGGAGGAAAAGCACACATGACAATGGCAACAGAGATTATCCGTAAGCTGAAAAGAAAAATAATCTTTTGGCGTTGCTTATGGTTTGTCACATTCATCGCAATGCTGATACTTATGATCGGGTAGGAGGTAGAGAGCATGGAAGACAAGCTTAACTACTACAGAATAGCACTTGTGGTAACACTATACGCATTGGCGGTTATGATAGCCGGATGTGTATAAAAAAAAGAGTGCCGATGGATAAAATCCAATCAAGCACTCAGAAAAACATTCAAGAAAATTATAACACATGAAAGGAGATTTGAACATGGGAGAAGAGAAAAAAGATAGCTTACAGAGCGTGATGGATGCGGTAGCAGACGTTATTGAAGATTACGTAGAAGTTGTTGAGGAATATGCCTACCTGAAAGCGCAACTGGACACACTGAAAAGATATGTCTGCAAAAACATCTATATTGAGCGAGACATGATTTTAAAACTGATGGGGTGGGATGAAGATGGAAAGCATTAAAGGCTATGACCATTGGAAGACCATACCGCCGGAGCCGGAAGAAGAAAAACAGGAATACTGCACATGCTGTGGAAGACCTGTATACAGTGGTGACAGCTTATACACATTTGACGGACAGACACTATGTGAAGAATGCGTGAAAGAGATCACAGGAGGGAAAGAAGATGGCAGAGATATGGATGATCTGCAAACCGGACTTAGAATACCGTATCGGGGCATATGCCTATGAAACAGATATGGACAAGGCTTATGTGCATAAGCTTGCCGACAAGGTAGCAGAAAAAAACAAGTGTAAAACAATCGTGAAAGAACTTTAGGAGGTAAACGAAATGCAAAAATTGGAATTGACCATAAATCAGACGATGGGGGTTATCACCGGAAACTTTGAGGACATTAAGAAATCTCTTGAAACAGAGATGGCAGTGTATGAGACAAAGCAGTTTGCAGAAGAGGACAAGCAGAAAGCCAAAGGAGATCTGGCAGACCTTAGAAAGCTGAGAAAGGCAGTGAACGACCGCAAGGTTGAAGTGAAGAAAGAGTACATGAAGCCTTATGAAGTGTTCGAGGGCAAGGTGAAAGAGCTGATCGGAGTGATTGATAGACCTATCGCGCTGATTGACGGACAGGTGAAAGAGTTCGAAGCAAAACGTGTAGAAGAGAAAAAAGCAGAAATCCAGAACCTGTACAACGAACTGGTGGAAGAAGAACTGCATGATTACATGCCGTTGGAAAAAATCTACGGTGAGAAGTGGACAAATGCATCCACCACAATGAAATCTATCCGGGAAGAGATAAACCTAAAGGTTATGCAGACCAGACAGGATATTGCAACCATTAAGGCTATGAAGTCTGAAAAAGAGGAACAGGCGTTGAACCTGTACATGGAGAACAACAACCTTGCTCTTGCTATCCAGATTATTAACCGCTACGAACAGGAAAAAGCGGAAATCTTACGGAGAAAAGAGAAAGAGGAACAGGAAAGACGTGATCGTGAACTCGAAAGAGAGCGTGAGCGTGTAAGAGAAGAAGAACGTGCCAGAATCCGTGAAGAGGAAAGACTTAAGGCAGAAGCGGAACAGAAAGCCATCGACCAGATTAAGACGGTGGACGAAGTGAAAGCAGCGGAATTCACCACGGAAGATTCGAAGACGGTAGTATTTACGGTTAAGGCTACGGATGCAGAACTGGAAGAGATTGAAATGGCATTAACTTCTCTAGGCGTTTACTTTGAAAGGAAAGATGTGTAATGGCAGAAGAAAAGAAAGAGCAGAAGACAGAACAGGATAAGTGCAAACTTGGCATAAGGGAAAAACTTTCTGAGATTCAGACGAAAATGAATGTCCCGAAAGACAAGCACAGCAATTACGGTGGCTATGACTATCGGAGCGCTGAAAGTATTCTGAACGAATTCAAAAAATACGCCAGAGAATACAATTCATCACTTTTACTGAGAGATGAAGTTGTAGAAATAGCCGGGAGAGTATACGTGAAGTCAGTAGCAACTTTCATCGATTGCGAAAACGGAGAGGAAATATCTACTACGGGATATGCGAGAGAGCCAGAGAGCAAGCCGAAGATGGATGAATCACAGGTTACGGGATCATCATCAAGCTATGCAAGAAAATACGCTATGAATGCACTGTTCCTCTTGGATGATGTGAGGGACCCGGATACAGATGAATATAAAAAGCAGACGGGAGCCGACCAAAAGAACGGTGGAAAGAAAGAACAGGCTACACAAGATACTTTTGTTAATCAGTATCATATCAATTCGCTTAGAAAGATGTTCGAAAAAGAAGGAATTGACGAGAACAAACTTCTTGCCGGATATCAAATCAAAAAGATAGAAGAGTTGACCGTAATCCAGTATAAATGGATTTTTGACAACAAGAAAGAAGTGAAAGCGGGGTTCAGCTTGTAAATGGACTATACAGGGACTTTTGATAGCTTAGCGGTGGATTTTGCCACCAATAAGCAAAAAGCCAGTCTGACGCTAAATGAAGACGCTAGGCAGGCATTTGAGAACCTTAGAGGTAAGCAGATTGCAATAACGATTAAGGCATACAAGAAAAAAAGAAGTCGCGATGCAAACTCTTACTTTCATGTACTGGTTGGAAAGATTGCAGATGCGACCGGGAATAGCAATGTGTACATAAAGAATAAGCTAATAGCGGAATACGGACAGTACGAAACCATTAACGGTGCATTAGTTCCATTCATATTGGACGATGATATAGACGCATACGATGTGAAATTTGTTCATCTGCAACCTACATCTAGGACAACCACCAATCAGAAAGGAAAAGTATTCCGGGTAAACTTGGTAATGCGAGGTTCGCATACTTACGATACCGATGAAATGGCAAAACTGATTGACGGGACTGTGTACGAAGCGAAAGAACTTGGCATAGAGACTATGACACCGAACCAAATCAGCGAAATGAAAGAAAGGTGGGGTGTGAAGATTGGCGAAAAGACTTAAAAGTGTATTCACTGACGATATGGAGCACTGCTACTTTACGGGAAGTCCAAACTGTCACAGACACCACATTTTCTATGGTCCGTACAGAAAAAAATCGGAAGAATACGGATTTGTGATTCCGTTAGCACCACATTTACATGAATTTACACCAGAAAGCGTACACGGGAACCCAAACAAGGGATTGGACTTAGAACTTAAGCAGATGGCACAGAGATATTTTGAAGAACACTACGGAACAAGAGAAGAGTTCATACAGGTGTTCGGAAAGAACAGGTTGTAACTAAATAAATATAGATTCATGTGGCAAAAGGAACTATTAACAGGTTCTAACGCATATCATCTCATCCATTCGATATGCACAGCACAAGATATTGTATCACGGCCGGAGAAGCCACACTCCGGCAGAAAGGAGAAAAGCGGTGGGAAAGAATAGAGAGACGGCAGAAAGCTATTTTATCCGAATATCAGATGGGCATAGGAATGCAATACAAAGACCAGCAGACCCAAATGTGGATAGAATTTTACGGAGAATGATAGAAAAAGCAAACTGTGATGGCGATTGCATCGTAAATACAGGAAAGGGGATATTCAGACCAATACCGAGTGACCCAATAGACACAAGTATGTATCACGAATATGTCAATAAAGATTTATCAAGGGCGAGGGCGACACTTAAAAAAAGAAAATGTATGTCACAGACATTCAAAAGTTGGAAAGATGCGGGGGAATACAATGCATTACATACTAATCATAAAAGGGAAACTGAACAACATGAATGATTATATCCGGGCACTGAATACTAACAGGTACAAGGGTGCGGATATGAAGAAAGATAATGAATCCCGTGTCATACAAGCTATATATGAGCAATTTGGAAGATTGCGAATAACAAGAAAGGTACGGATGCATTACCGATGGTATGAACCGGATAAGAGACGTGATTTGGATAATGTGAGCGCATTTGGGCGAAAGTGTATCCAAGATGCATTAGTATATACCAAAGTCTTACAGGACGATGGATGGAAAAACATAGTGGGATTCACGGATGAATTCTATGTTGATAAGAAAAATCCGAGAATTGAGGTGGATATTGAAGAGGTGTGAGCGAGAATTACATAAAACTTAGCAGAAAAATACTGGAATGGGACTGGTATCCAGATATAAAGACGTGTCGGTTATTCTTACACATGTTATTAAAAGCCAACTGGAAAGATGCAAGCTTCAGAGGAGAAGAGATTAAAAGAGGATCATTTGTCTCTTCGATATCCGTTCTTTCGAAAGAAACAGGGCTGTCTGAGAGCGAATTAAGGACAGCACTTTCACATCTTAGAAAAACAGGTGAGGTTACATGCAAAACCACAAACCGATATACCGTATACACGGTGAATAACTACGCAAGATACCAGACCGAACAGAAGAATGAAAAAAAAGATAAGCCGACCAGACAGGAAGAAAAGCCGGAAAGAGACAATGGATCTGTTGAAGCTGTCATAAAAGCCTGGAACGATTTGGAAAACTACGGGATAAAACCCGTAAAGAAGATAGAGAAGACTTCTAAGAGATACCAGAACTTGCAAGCGAGGTTAGAAAGCAACGGTTTGGAAAATGTCTTGCAAGCTGTGGATAACGTGAAGAAAAGCAAGTACTTACAAGGGAAAGTGAAAAACTGGAAGATAACATTCGACTGGTTTGTGTTACCGAACAACTTCACAAAAGTGTCTGAGGGACAATATGAAGACAGCGGACAGGAGAAAAAAGGATTCAATAATTTCGATGGACGGAACTATGACATGAATGATTTAGAAAGAAAGCTTATTACATAGGAGGAAGAATATGGCAAAACCGGATGGATGCACTTATCCAAACTGTTTTATCTGTCCTTTGGCAGACTGTAGTTGGGCGAGTGCTAAAGCTGAATTACCTGGAGAAACAAAGAAAAAGCGGAGAATAGTAAGACGTAGCAAAAAGAACGATGTTCGGAGGTGACTTTGTGACACGACAGGAACAGGCTATTGAGAATTTTAAACGGAAGTCACATTATGCGGATCCGTTTGAATACTTAAAGCAGAAGAAACAGGAGGAAAGTAAAAATGAGCAAAAGTAATGTATTGGAATTAGCAAAGAAATTAGTAGCAGCTATCGAGAAAGAAGACCAGAAAAACAAAGTGATGCTGAAAGATATTCCGATTGGTGGGAAGTTTGCTACAGGCATCGGAAGATTCATTGTACTGGAACAGAAAGAAGATTCCACTGTAGTTATTACAGAAGGCTTATATCGCGAAAATGTGAAATTTGATGATGATTGTACGGAATACAGGAAATCATTATTAAGAGAACTGTGCGAAGGCGAAATTCTCAATGAGTTTTCTGATGAATTCGGAGAAGAAAATATTTGTACAAATGAAGCCGGATTAGTAACAGTTGATGGACAGGAAGTATTTGGAAAACTCTTGACAAAAGTAAGACCTCTGACATTTGACGAAGCACGTGAATACAATGATCTGCTTGTAAACAAAGACCTCCCGGATTGGTACTGGACTTGCACATCTTGGAGTACGAAAGAAAGAGGATGGAAGTGTTCAGTAGCGGTTGTTTCTCCGTCCGGTAGCATCGACTACGTTAACTGCAACGACGGTCTCGGGGTGCGCCCATTTTGTATATTAAAATCTAATATCTTTGTATCCAAAGTTGAGGAGGAGTAAAACATGATGACGTTAAAAGAATTCGGAGAAAACCTTAAAAATCTTAATGAAGTTTTTGAACAGTTAAGAAAAAAATATCAGCCGGAAATCGGAAAGACAATTGAGGTTGCCGGTATTAAGTGGCTGGTGTTGGACAAGCTTGAAAAAGGATATTTTGCAATTTCGGAAGATTTTTACGGAGGAGACAGAGAGTTTGATGATAATTGCAACGATTGGAAATCCAGTGATTTGAGAAATGAGTTAAACACTGATCTCCGCAAAAAGATTGAAAGTGAATTAGGGGCAGATTCACTGGTCGAGTTTGAACGCAATTTACTTTCGTTAGATGGTCAGACGGAATATGGAACTTGCAGAGATTATGTTTCGCTTATTTCCGTGGATGAATACCGGAAGTATAGAGAGTTCCTGCCGAATAGGGGTAAATGGTGGTGGACACTTACACCAGACAGCACGGCTTGTAATAATGATGACACCTTTGTTCGGGTTGTTTCTCCGTCCGGTAGCATCAGCTACGGTCGCTACTACTACAGTGGCGGGGTGCGCCCAGTTTGTATCTTTTCCTCTTCAATCTTTGAATCTTGTGAGGAAGATGATGATTAATGGCAGAGAATGATCTGAAAGTAATTCAAAAGGCGAAGGAACTGGCCACACATACATTGAAAGTGACTAGCAATGCCAACCGATATCCAAAAAAATATAGATTTTCACTTGTTGATAAAATGCAGAATAAGTCAATGGAAATCTATGAAATGCTCTTTGAAGCGAATAGAACGGATATCAAGAATTATAAAAGAGATCGACTTGAAATGCAGACGAAAGCAATTACGTATTGCGATGAACTACTTTTCTACATAGAGATGTCCTATGAGCTAAATATCATCAGTGAAAAAAGCGTGGAATATTGGTCAAAGTTGGTATCTGATGTAAAACATATGGCTATTGCATGGAGAACTAAAGACCGGCAAAGATAAATACACTTTAGGTTCGTTTCCGTTAAGCGGTTGTTTCTCCGTCCGGTAACATCAACAACAATAACTACAACAACAGTAACGGGGTGCGCCCATTCTGTATAACAGGGAGTCAGAGTAGGCATCAAGCCGAAATCGGGAAAGATACAAAAAGGAAACGGACCGTCCTCATAGAGGTAAATATAAAGGAGTACCAATGGATAACTGGATGGAACAGAGGGAAGATGACGGTGTATGTCTTATGCGGATTTAACACAACATTGGAACAAGACCTTGACCGGATATACACACTAAGGGATTTAGGATATGCCCCATATGTGATGATTTATGACAAATACAAATTGAAGAAGCGTGATCAGCTGAAAAGAATGCAGAGATGGGTAAATTCCAGATACGCATTTATGGCGTGTGAACGGTTTGAAGATTATACAGGGTAGGTGAGAGGAATGAATATTGAATTAAAAGAGATAGACAAAGACACATTGAAAGTTGGGGATGTGGTTGGTGTTGCAAGAAAGGTCGGAGCTGGATATATATCAAGTTTTAGGCATGATCGCATCATTCCAGCAACAATTACCAGAATCACACCGAAGAGAACAAAAATTACGACAGATAAATTCGGCGACCATGACAGGCATGAAAAATTCTATGAATATAACTATAATGCCGAGAAAGAGAATGGGCTGGCAGAGGAATTTTGCCAGATAAGAGACGGAGTATATGACCTTTATGAGTTCAAAAGAAAAGGCTTAGACAGGATCAGTGATGAAGATTTGCCGGAAGTAGCGGAACACATGAAAGCAATTACAGAGATTTTGCAGAAGTACAAAGAGAAATAGAGTAGCAGCTAAAAATAGCAGCTATCGTACCTTGACAATTGAATATTGATGTAAAAGTCAGTATTCAATTGCCGGGAGAAAGGAAGAAAATTATGCATTACTGTATACATTTATTAACTAAACAATTACCTACAGAAAAGGAAATTGAAAAGATTATGGAACCATATAGTTGGGATTCGATAGACGATGAAGATACGGACGATGAGAAGAAAAAAATAGAATATCCGGTGTTTACGTGGGATTGGTATCAGATTGGTGGAAGATACAGTGCTTATCTCAAACTGAAAGTAGATGGAGAAGATTCAGAAAACAGAGAGCATTATAACTGGGGGTATTTGGAAAACAATCCAAGAAACGAAAGACTGTTCCATTCTGCACTGTTAAGCGAATTAAAAAGAAATGCAAAAGTACCATTTGCGTATACAGAAGAATCATATTTCCCGAATATGGGATACCGTGATGGATACATTCTTGTTGACGGAGCAAGACAGAAAGACATCTTGAATCTGGACGATCTCGGATGCTTTGGATGCGTTTTGCCAGACGGATCAGCGATTGCCCGAGAATCGTGGACTGGTAATGGATTTGTCGAAGATGATAAATTCGAAGAGAAATATAAGAAAGCGGTAGCTGATAACATGGATGGATTCCTTACTGTACTGGATATACATGATTGATGGAGGAGTGTTATGGGATTAACAATAAACAGCAAAAATCACAGCATTGACTTGAGCTATTCTGGATTCTACCGACTTCGTGTAAAAGTAGCGGAGTTAACTGCACCAGATATCTATGAACATTATAAAAAACTTAATGATTGGAGATATGTACTGGTTAGCAAAGGAGAGAACTTTTCCACAGAGTATGACAAGAAAATCGTGGAACTTGATGAAAAGTACGATGGAAAATATACACAGGTCCTTGAATTCTTATACACGAGCGACAGTCACGGAGAAGCTGATGCAGAACACTGCAAATCTGTATACGAAATTATAAAAGGATATGATGATGATATTATCTATGGATATCGTAGCGGTATAGAAGCTGTACTATTCAAAAATGTTAAACAGTTGATAAAAGATGGTGCGGATACAGGAACTGGGATTGAATGGTATTAAGAAAGGAGTAAATTGTGAAAACGGTATTTACTATTTGCGTGATTATTATGTTATGCGTCTATATAGCAGTGAAAGAAAGAGAGATAAAAGTAACAAAGGAAGAATCATATTTGGAAGGATTTCGAAAAGCACTAATAGAATACGGAAAACTTCCGACACGACCGATTATCTTGGACGATTCTACGGAAGATATTGATTATAAATGCTCGCACTGTGGAAAGGAATACATAGTGTCGAAAGATAATAAACCGAAATACTGTAGTGAATGCGGAAGATATATTGATTGGGATGAGGCGGTACATGGGATGCAGAATTTGGTGTGTAGTAGATAAGGAGAACACCTGTTGTTGTCTGAAATGTGAAGAATATGAACATTGTGATATGGTGTGCGATTCTCTGGACAGCTACGAATATATGGAAGAATGCCCGGATTATGTAAAGGAGAATGAAGATGAGTAGAATCGGAATCGGAGCAAATATTACACAGCCAGATGCAAAATGTATGAATTGCAAATATTGGAAGCAAGCAGGAAAAATAAGATTCGGTTACGGAATGAGTGGACAATGCTCAGCCGGATATTGCAAGAAAGATTTTCGGAAGAGAGGTAAGAAAATATGAGAATAATTAGTCAAGATGGATGTTATGATATGCCTTATGAACAAACGATGTTGACGAACATAGGAACTAAAATATACGCAGATAACTTAGCGGTTAAAGAATTACAGTTCGCTAAATATTCCACTGAAGCGAAAGCTGAAAAGGCTATGGAAATGTGTAGAAACAGGTATGCGTGGTGCAAAATGAGAAACAACGGAATGAACTCACTCACTATGGCTATGAGTTTTCGGAGAACAGATGAAATAGAACAACTTTTAGAAACGTTTGCGGAGAAAAACATTTTTCAATTCCCGGCAGATGAAGAGGTGGAATAAATGTACTGGGTAGACAGAAACACTGGCGAGATCGTATATGAAAGAGACAAAAATAAACCTCTATGGGCATATTATGAATATTTAAGGGGTTATGGGGACGGAGTTATTATAGAGAGTTACATAATAGGAGAGAACCCGCTCTGCTTGATAGATTTTGCATATTGTGTCGGCGATAAGTATGTAAACCTAAAAAGAGATTGCCATTTCAAAAATCACGGCGTGGATAGAAACAATGTTAGATTGTGCGCCATAACCGTTCCAGCTAAAGAATATGACGAGAAGATAAAAGAACTGAGTGAGAAAGGAGAATAGCATGGATAATACATATGCACCAACGGAAAATGAAGAACAGGAAAAAATAAAGGTAGAGAGCATTGATACCATAGTGACTATGCACGGAGACAAGCCATATTACGAAAATAAGTATAGAGAAGTGGGTGATAAATGCTATCACATTGGATATAGCTCTTATTATTTGGACGTTGCTCTTGAATATAAAGAGAAATATTTTGAGGTAGTAGAAAGAGAAAGCGACTGGATTCCATGCAGTGAACGGATACCGGAAGAGCCAAAAGAAAATCCGGTGTTTGATGGAAAGAGTCTTGAATTGTATCTGGTAACAACAAAATACGGAAGTAGTGACCAAGACAAAGTATATCCATTTAGAGCTTTTTGGAATGGAATTAATTTCACGGATGGATGGAGAATTTTGGATGTAATCGCTTGGATGCCGTTGCCGGAACCATACAAAGGAGAAGGGAAAGATGCAGAATAACAAAAGATTAAAGCTGTGTCCATTCTGCGGAGCGAAAGGATATATCCTTTCCAGAGAGTACCCAATAACATTAGGTGGTGGAACGGGATAGAGCAATTGAAATTGTGAAACGAGGTGGAAGAGATGAAGAATAAAGAGAAGTACGCAAGCGAGATTATTGAGATTGCTTGCAAATATGGTGCTGTTAATGAACGAACAGGAGAGTTAAAGGGTTGCAGTGAAATAATTTGTGAACATTGTTTGTTCAGAAAAAGGGGCATAAGTAGATGCAAAGAAAAAATGAAAGCATGGCTTGAATCTGAATACATCGAAAAGCCAGTGATAAGCAAGAAAGATAGAACGTTTTTGGAGTATCTTGGAAAAGATTTGAAATACATTTCGAGAGATAAAAGCGGAGCTTTGTTTGCCTATGAACGTGCAATCGAAAAAGGAAAGTATGGCTGGGTATATGATTCTGGCGTTTTTAAAAATCTCTGTGGGTTTTCCGTAGACTTCCCAACGGTCAAGTGGTCGGATGATTCACCGTGGCTTATCGAGGACTTGAAGAAGTTGGAGGTAGTGGACAGCTATGAGTAAAGAATATGATATTAAAGGATGAACTTAATGATGAATGCATTGGAAGAAAAAACAAAGGAGAAGACGGTAAAAAGAAAGAAAAACTACTATTTGGTCAAAAGTGATGTATTAGGATATGCGAAAAGGAAGGGATTGATTAATGGCCGGAGTAAGAGACAAATATCTGAGAGGGGCACATAAAGACATCTACTACATAAGCGAAGAAGATGAAAAAAAGATGTTGAACGAATGTCATAGGATGCGTGGAAACGATCAGCTTGAATTACTGAAATGGTGTCAAAATGCGAATAATGACTTATCGGGGATATTGTTCTTTTCACTTATCACGGGAATCGGATACGACTATATAAGTAAGCGTTACTGGATACCGATTGCAAGAAAAGACTTCCAAGGATATCGGAGGAAAGTCTTAGATGAAATGTATAGGTGGATACTTTGGGGAGAACATGACGATGGAAAGATGGCAGAAAGGCTATTCGGAATAAAAAGACACAAACACGGGAATACTACCGAAAAGGAGTGATGCGGATGGTAAGAATCTATGTGAACGGAAAACAGGTGACAAAAGAAGAACTTTCCAAATATGAAATCCATAACAAGGCGGTAAAAAGGATTCTTTCAGAAAAGTTGACAAAAAATAAGTGATATTTTAGAATTGACCTTGATAGAATCTTGGTCAATTCTTTTTTAATTGAAAGGAGAATTGACATGAAAAAATTAAATGTAGGTTATATGAGAGTGTCTACAGAAGCACAGGCCGAAAAGTATGGTCTTGATGTCCAAGAAGACAAGATAAAGGAACTTGCCAAGAAAAGGGGCGTGAAGATAGCCAGATGGTATGTAGACGGGGGATATTCCGGGAGCAATATCCAAAGACCGAACATACAGAAACTTCTGGAAGATGCAGAAGCCGGAGAAATACAGGCAGTATACATCTATAAGCTTGACAGAATGAGCCGTGATGTTGTAGATACTCTTACGCTTGTGAGTAAGCTCTTACCAAAATACAATGTAGAGGTAGTATCGGCTACAGAGGATTTGCGGAATGAGACACCGATGGATCGTGTGATGCTGGGCGTTAATGCGGTCATGGGGCAGTATGAGCGTGAGGTTATCTATATGCGTACAAGAGCCGGGATGGTGGAGCGTGTAAAGCGTGGACTGTGGATGGGTGGTGGTACGATACCGTACGGATATAGGTACGACAGGAACGATGGGATATTACATATCATCCCGGAAGAAGCGGAAAAGGTAAAAGCTATCTTTCAGATGTTCCGGGACGGATATTCGTGTGATAGGATTCAAAAAATCCTCGGGATGCATTCAGAGAAGCTTGTATCGAACATTATTAGGCGAATAGCTTATGTAGGTAAAATACAATATAAAGGAAAAACATACCAAGGCTTGCATGAACCAATCATAGACGAAAAACTATTCTACGAAGTACAGGAAGAGATAAAAAAGAGATCCACAAATGCTTATGTAAGCAACAAGCATATGCTTACCGGTTTGTGTTACTGCGGAAAATGTGGCACCAAAATGCGGATGCAAAAGTGGGGAAAGTACACCAAGATAGTATGTTACTCACAGTACAAGGAAAAAGAGCATATATCTAAGACAGGGAACCCTTGCAAGAATAAAAAGGTGCGGGCAGATGTGGTAGAAAAAGAAGTAGAGGACTGCTTTAAAAGATTCATCGTTAATGTCGAAGAAAAAGAGAATGAATCCGAAAGCACCAGGAAGATGATAGAAAAAGAGATATCACTAAGCGAAGCAAAACTGAAACGCCTATACACATTGTATGCAAGCGGTAGTTCCGGTACAGATACACTTTTTGATGTTATCCAGACAGAAGAAAAAAAACTGAAAAATCTACAGGAAGAACTAAAGGCAGAAGACATCCGGGAGAAAGCTGGACGGGGAGAAAAAATAGAGAAAATAAAAGAGATGTCCAACGTGTGGGATACACTGACGGATTCCGAGAAAAACAAGGTGCTAAAAGAGTGTGTTGAAAAGGTGGTTATCACAGAAGATGACATAGACATACATTTTAGCATATATTAATAGGTACTTTCTCGTGTTCCCACCATCATCCCAACAGCGGTAGGAAGTGGAGAAAAGGAAGAAAAGACCAAGATTCTATTATATGATTAAGAAAATAAAGACGGGAGCCGGAAATATAAATATATAGATTAAGAGAAAAAGATTTTGAAAATAATTGAAATCTTTTATTTTTTTACTTGACTAGTGGACACCACTATGCTATAATAAAGACAGTTAAGAAAGGAACACATCACAGGAGGAAGAAAAATGAAAAAATATGATTTAGTAAAAAGAACGGCAGAAATTAAGTATAAAGATAGAAAAGAAATTGAAGAAGGATGCACGGCTTTTGACGATTCGCCGGAATATATAAAAACATTCGATACACTGGAGGAAGCGAAAAAGGAACTTGCAAAACGTAAAACAGATGTTAGCAAATTTTCTTGCCACGGAATGACATTCTACAAGGTTGAAGAGTATGTAATTGAAGAAAATGAATTTGAATATGACGAAGACGAAAGCAAATTTGTACAGACAGATTTTATTGACACATTAGAAAGCACAGAGATGAAAATTGAAGTCGTTGAAATACCTAGCCATGAAACAATAGCGATCTGCTCAAGCCTGGAAGAAGCGGAAGAAGCGGAAGACAATTACGAGGGCGAAAACGAAACATGCATAATGATTTAATAAAGCATTTCAGACGGTCCTTATGTCGGATTCTACGACGGTGGAGAACTTGACGGCACATGTGCACTTAAAGTATCTGAAAACAATATCGAAGAAATGATTGAAGCCGTAAAATCTTACGTAGAAAAAACATACTTAATCGGTGGAAACGTAATGCAATACGGAAACGATAAAGACGAAATCATTATAAGAAACGCGGAAGTGATTGCAATATTGCGATAAAAAAGGAGATAGTAATGGAGAAAGCAAAAAGAAACGTCATGATAAACAAAGCCGGGGGAACATCTGGCAAGAATACAAAGAACTACCGTATTTCTATTCCGGTAGGAATGATAAAGGCACTGGGCGTTACGGAAGAGGATAGAAGTGTTGTCTTAGAAGAAAAAGACGGTGTGATAACTATTAAGAAAAATAAATAAAAACTATTGACTAGTGGACACCACTATGCTATAATAAAGACAGTTAAAAAAACAGAGAACATTACAGGAGGTAAAGAAAGATGATGAAAGTTGAAATATTTAATGGAGCAGAATTAGAGGTTGGAGAAGAAATCAGATTTGCAGATTTATGGCAGACAGAAGACGGAGACGTAGAGGAACTTCTCGAAAGCGAATGCGTACACGTTGCAAACGGAGAAGATGACGAACCAATCATTGCAGATTTCGAAATCGTAGCAGAAGACGAAGAAAATCCAGTTAACACACTTGTAAAAATCACAGGCATAAGATAATATAAAGATATGATAAACCGTAACATGAGATGTATAGATACACAGACAGGCTATCTATACATCTTTTTATATTTAGGAGGACAATAAGATGAATAGTATTATACAAGAAGGTTATGACATTAATCAAAATGGAGATTGCAAAATTGAGTACTTGCCAGAAGTGGAAGTCGGGGAAGAAGTAGAGATTAATGATATATGGGATGGAAATGGTGATGATCCAACTGATGCCGGATCAGTAAGCTATAAGATATCGGATTGTGGAGTAGACGGAGAGTCGAACTGCCCGGTATGGATTAACTACAGCTTCGAAGTGGTGGAGAAGAAAGAGAACCCATTAGATACAATTGTAAGAATTACAGAAATTGAATTATTGTAGAGGTAGAAAAATGAGAGAAGCAATAGAATACATAGGAATTGATAACTTGGAAGATAGAGCGGTACAGGAGCATTACCCGGCACCAGCTATATACATCTATGTGAACACAAACGGGAAAGATGCAAAAATAATAAGGAATGAGAAAAGAGTAGAATTTAACAGCAAATACAAGATGATGGACTACTATTCGGGATTGGTATCCATGCAGAAACCGATAAAAAGCAAACTTATACTTAGCAACAACTGGATGTCGTTCTTCTGTCGGAACGTCGAAAAATTAAAAAATTCTGAAATTGATGAATATTTCGAAAGAACGGGACTCCCGGAAAAATACAACTGGTATAAGGAATACATAAAAGATAATATTAGAAATATAAAGAAGACAAAGAAAGACGTGGTAAAGTTTTTCTTGCTTGAAGAACCAGAGCTATACAGGAAATATGGCTTGGAGAATTGGACGGAAAAATCTATAAGCGAGAAGAACATACCAAAAGAACAAAAAGGAAAGGGATATCCTATTGGCTGCACATATAATGTAAAAAAGCCTTATACTTTTAGCAGAATGTATCTTGTGGAAAAAGAAGAGGGGCTGCAAATAAAATTCTTTTATGATATTTTAAAGGGATTAAAATGCAGAGGGTACAGCATGCTTGTAGTGGCAGATGGTATATTTTTGCCATTAAGAAACGGAGAGACACCGAATATAAAGATAAAAGGTGGAATAATACTTGCGTTTGGGATAAAAAATGGTGTGGCATATATAGAGCATATGGATACGATCACAAATTATAGTCCAAACTTATAAAAAGTTGAAAAAATGTACATTTTATGGTAAAATATAAGTATCAAAACTAAATAACGGGGACAATGAAATAGCACTTCTGACGGTAAGATGTAATTATCGTGGGAGGTGCTATTTTTGTATGCGGAAAAGGTAGGTGAGTGTATGGCAAATCTAAATAGCATTGCAAAGAAGCTACAGAAAGCAATACTGCAAAAAGGATTAGTTATAAAGATGGGGACAAGTCAGTTTTATTCCGTGGAGCAAAATAGACTTATCACCATGCACATCCTATCTACTAGAGTGCTAGAGCGAAAGAAAAACGGGGAATGGAAATATTATGATTATGAAATTCTCCGAACAGCATCACAGATAGAGATTGTAAATTGTTTAAACGATATATGGAAGGCGGTGAAAGAATGATTGAGACTTATGCGGAAGAAACAGAAAACATGATTAAAGAAGAAATGCAGAAGAAACTCATTGACATGATTACAAAGAATGAAAAGCTGAAAGAAAAGAATGAGTATCTGCAAAAAGAGGTAGAAGACGCAAAGGCTGTCGGAGAACGGGCACTGTGCGAAGTACAGGAACTTACTGAAAAAAATAAGAGACTGGTAGAAGAACACAACAGACAGAACGGAACAATACAAGCACTTAACATTGCACTGGATGTTATTACAGACAGATACAGTAACCTCAGAAAGAGACTGTGTAGAACAGGCAAGGGCGGTGAGTAGCATGGATGGATATATGGAAGAGGGTGGGTAGATGCCGAAAGGGAAAGAACCTACTCCGAAGCAGAAAGCGTTTGCTGATGAATTCTTAAAGTGCGGGAATCAGACAGAAGCTGCAAAGAGAGCCGGATATAGTGAGAAGACGGCGAGACAAGCCGGAGCGGAGAATATGAAAAAACCTGTCGTTTTGGAATATATACAGAAACGACAAAAACAAATAGATGATGCACGTATCGCAGATATCACTGAGATTATGCAGTATCTTACATCTGTCATGCGCGGAGAAGTGAAAGATCAATTCGACTTAGACGCTCCATTATCCGAACGCACAAGGTGTGCGCAAGAATTACTCAAGCGCAATATGGACGATAGACGAATGGATATCGAACTTGCCAAATTAGAAGCACAATACAAAGATTCTACACCAGAGGAAGAAAGCACTGATAACTTCTTGGATGCCCTAAATGCAACAGCGAGCGAGGTATGGACGGATGAGTAGTATTGAGAACAGAATACAGAACATCCGGCAAAGCATTATGAAGCATGCGGTTGCCATGAAAGAAAAGGCTAAGAAGCAAGGATTTGAGTTCAAGCCTTTTTCTGTTAAACAGAAGAAAGTACTTACCTGGTGGTGTGAATCCAGTCCTGTAAAGAACAAAGAGGGAATCATAGCTGACGGAGCTATCCGAAGCGGTAAGACACTGTGTATGTCACTATCTTATGTTCTATGGGCGATGAGTACATTCAATCAACAGAATTTCGGTATGGCCGGAAAGACTATCGGATCATTTCGGCGTAATGTACTGTTCTGGTTGAAACTGATGTTAAAAAGCCGTGGATATACGGTGGTAGACCATCGGTCGGACAACCTTATTGTGGTCAGCAAGGGAAATGTGCAGAACTTCTTCTATATATTCGGTGGCAAAGATGAACGTTCACAGGACTTGATACAGGGAATCACCCTTGCCGGAATGTTTTTTGACGAAGTGGCATTGATGCCGGAATCGTTTGTTAACCAGGCAACAGGCCGTTGCTCAGTGACAGGTTCTAAGTACTGGTTCAACTGTAACCCGGACGGGCCTCGACACTGGTTCAAAGTCAACTGGATTGATAAGTGCGATCAGAAGAATATTTTGTATCTGCATTTTACGATGGATGATAACCTGTCTCTGTCTGAAACAATTAAGAAGAGATACCGAAGCATGTATGTAGGTGTGTTCTTCAAACGGTATATCTTAGGATTGTGGTGTGTGGCCGAGGGACTTGTCTATCAGATGTTTGATGAAGAAAAGCACGTAGCACACGAACACATGACAGGAGCGAAAGAATACATCATATCTATTGACTACGGTACAGTCAATCCGTTCTCTGCCGGACTGTGGGCGTTCAATGGACGCACGGCACAGAGAGAAGCAGAAGTGTATTATAACAGCCGTGAGACCGGGAAGAGAGTGGATGATGAAGCATATTATAAGATGCTGAAAGAGCTGATAGGTGATAGAAAGGTGTATTGCATCATCATAGATCCGTCTGCTGCATCATTCATCGAAGTCATTAAGAAATACGGAGAATATACAGTAAAGAAAGCAGATAATGATGTGCTTGACGGTATCCGTGTGGTTACAACCATGCTAAACAAAGGCATGCTTAAGATATACGAAGACTGCAAAGACTGTATTAACGAATTCGGTATGTACCGATGGGATGAAGAAAAGAGTGAGGATGCAGTTATTAAAGAAAATGACCACGCTATGGATGATACAAGGTATTTCTGCTACACATTCTTAAGAAGGCGCTTAAGATGGCAATATTAATGGAGTGAAACAATGAGACTGATAGAAAAGATTAAGGCGGTATGGAATAAAATGGTTAAAGTAAATGACGCTAAAAGCATATTCGGAATTGAAACAGGGCGGTCTTCTGACATGGATACCGCCCTGTCATTATATAAAAGCATGAGATCGGGTGTGCCAAAGTGGTGTACCAGTGGAAAAATAAAGCCAACAAGGTTTTCGAACGTAATCTGTCGTGAAATAGCAAACCTCACGCTGTTTAATACGGATATCCAGATTACAGGGAATAACGAACTGCAAAAGAGATTCGACAGAGTAATGAACACGTTACAGGAGAAGCAAGAGGAAAGCTGTGCGACCTGTGGAATGATGGTAAAGAGTAATGGTGATGATGTGGAATTTTTAGACCCAGATTACTTTTTGATTACAGACACCAACACGGACGGGGATGCGTTAGCAGCTATCTTTTTCTCTTACCTTAAGAAAAACGACAAATACTATACAAAAGCTGAGTACCACAGATTTGAGGATGTCGGACTGGAACGTGTATACCATATATCCAGCAAGGCCTATAAATCAGACAACAAAGATATGATTGGTACAGAGATTACGCTTGACAGGGTGGATGAGTGGAAAGACATTGAGCCAGAAGTTTACGTACATGGGTTAGAATATCCACTGTTTGTCTACTGGCGAAATCCTTACGCAAATGCGATTGACAAGGAATCTCCACTGACTGTTCCGGCATTTTCGGAATGTATCGAAGAATTGAGATGGTTGGATATTGCCCTTAGCAAGATGGGAGACGAACAGGAAGACAGTCAGCACATGACATTTGTATCACAGTCTGCTATCCAATTCGCAAACGCACAGGGGATTGCACTACCAAGATTTGTACGTGGATTGGAACAAGGGATAAATGAAGACAATACCATTCATGAACATGTGCCCACTCTGCTTGTAACAGATAGAGTGAGTGCTATTAACTTCTACCTATCCATCATCGGATATAAATGTGGATTCTCAAACGGATATTTCTCTTTCGATCAGAATCAGGGCATACAGACAGCAACACAGGTAGAATCTGACGATAGGCGTACACTGCATACCATCCAGGCATTCCGAAACATTTTGGACGGAAAGAACCATGACGGAGTATTGCACAGAATCATCTATATCCTGTATGCAGTAGGCACAGCAAACGGAACTATTCCGGCAACGAACTACCAAACAGCATGTGATTTTGAAGACCTTGTATATAACTTAGAGGATGATCGTGCACGGTGGTGGAACTATGTGGTACAGGGCAAGGTTCCGGCATGGATGTATTTTGTGAAATTCGAGGGAATGACAGAACAAGAAGCGAAAGCAATGATTGAAGAAGCACAGGAACAGAATAAGCCGGACAGTGGATTGTACGAAGAATAGGAAAGAGGTGAACCAAAATGGAATATCTTATCATAGACCCATCAACTAGAAAAATCACAATCCCCAAAAGCGAACAACTTTTTGGAGTGTACGGAGAGGGCAATATAGAGAGAAAGCATTTTAAATGCCCTAAAATCATAGGAGATAATGTCGACTTGTCTGACTGTTACATTTTCGTAAATTACTATACTGCAAAAGGATTGCCGGGGAAATATACCGTAAAAGATGTGAAGGTAGACGGGGAGAATATCACTTTTTCGTGGGAGCTAAAGCAACACATCTTTGACGCAAACGAGGATACATCTATATATTTTGCAGTAGAAGCGAAAAACAAAGATAAAGTAGAAGTGTTCAGAACCAGTCCGGCTACCGGAAAGGCCAAAGAGACGATAGACACGGATACAGAGATTGAAGATACTCACGCCGATGTCATTCTTGACCTTATATCCAGAGTAGACACATTGGAGAAAAAGCCTATTTCCGAGGAACAGATAGAGAAATCTGTAAAAAGCTATCTGGAAAAGAATCCTATAGAAGAGACGGATCCAACGGTACCAGCATGGGCAAAAGCGGAAGAAAAGCCTACTTATACCGCAGAAGAAGTCGGAGCACTGCCGGACACAACGGAAATCCCGAAAAATCTGTCCGATTTACAGGATGATTCAGAACACCGTACTGTTACAGACGCAGAAAAACAGAGTTGGAACGACAAGAGTAATTTTTCTGGCAACTATGAAGACTTAAAAGGAAAGCCAACAATCCCCACAGTACCAACCAATCTTCCAAACCCACAATCCTTAACAATCACATATGGCGGTAAAGAGTACACTTACGATGGTTCAGAAGCCATTGCCATCACCATAGAAACAAGTGGCATCGAAAGAATAGAAAAGCTATCCACAGATACCACAGTAACGCTCGAACCGAATAAGCTATACGTATTCCCAGAGATGGAAAGTCTTGCATATACCATCGGTGAGGGAACTGGTGAGGTGCATTTTATCTTTCGTTCTGGCTCTACAGCCACAAGGGTGGTACATCCATCCAATGTCAATATCGGTAGCTTTTCGGTCGAGAGCAACAAGGTATATGAGGTATCAATCTTAGAGGGCTTGCTGACGAGCCAGAATTGGAGTGTGAGATGATGGAGAGAAATGCTAAAATGTCGACAGCACAGCACAGCTTAAGGCGTAGGTTGCTTGCAAGTGCACAAGAAGAAACAAGCGAATGGCTTTATGAAGCTTACCTAACCGATACTGGAGAGTGGTACGGCAAGCGATGTCCGGCTATTGTATTTAATGTTAAGCAAGGAGAACAGTACTTAATCGAATGGAGCAATGTAAGAACGGTGAGTAAATACATCTATGATATGCGCAGATGCGGTGGAACATATAAGCTATACGGTAGCGGGCACGATGGTATACCCGATGCGTCAGGAACTATCGAGATTACCATTCCGGCAGACGGTACATTATATGTTGGTGTTGGAAGTAATGCCAATGTAGCGCATGGAGGTTATAAAGCTAATTGCTTCGATGGTGATTATATTCGAATAAGAAAGGAGTGATTAAATGCACGCAAAACTACAAAACGGATTCTTGCACAGTGCACCGAAGACGATAACTTTGGATGGCAAGACAATCAACAATCCGCTCCCGGAAGAACTGGAACAGTTAGGCTACAAGCCTGTGATGTACACAGATATGCCTATTGAGGTAACAGAGGGTAAGCACTGGGAATCCAGTTGGGAAGAGGAAGAGAATGCGATTAGGCAGGTGTGGACACTGGTAGACAACCCAGTCTATCCAGAGCCAGATTTAAGTGCAGAAGAAGCACTCAATATCATAATGGGGGTGGTACAGTGACAAGAGAACAAGTAGAGCAGTTGCGGAAGTTGTTGGAAAACCAGACAGCCAACATGACCGATGAACAGATTCTTGAATATCCAGACTTTGTGGAGAAATGGCAGTCTGGAAAGGAATATGTAGTTGGAAAGCGGTTGGAGTATAATGGCACCATTTACAAGGTATTACAAGCCCATACAAGCCAAGAGACATGGACACCGCCGGATGCGCCGTCTTTGTTCGCCAAGGTACTTATTCCAGATAGTAGTACAGTGCCAGAATGGGAACAGCCAGACAGCACCAACCCTTACGCCAAAGGAGACAAGGTAACACACAATGGCAAGACATGGATTAGCACGGCAGACGGGAATGTCTGGGAACCGGGCGTGTATGGATGGGAAGAGGTATAAGGGGACACGTCAATCCGAAAGATAAATGATAATGTCTGTAAAGGAGGACTAAAAAATGGAACAGATTATTAGTTATGTAAAGCCGGAGTTAATGGTGGTTTCTTTTGCCTTGTATTTTCTTGGGAAATGGATGAAAAGTTCAAAGAGAATTAAGGATAAAGACATTCCACTCTCTCTCGGAGGTATTGGAATTATTATTTGCGGAATGTATGTAACAGCAACTTGCGATTTGGACAGCATGAAAAACGTTTTTATGGCACTGTTCACGTCTATAGTACAAGGCATCATGGTAGCCGGACTGAGTACATACGTTAATCAGATTATTAAGCAGATTGGGAAGGATGAATAATCATGGCAACAAGTACAATTAATATTATTGTAATCTGTGTGTTTCTGCTTCTTGTGATGATAATTCCAAACAGAAAGGACAAATAATGCTTACACCAGAATATCTCTTTCATGTGACCGAGGGTGCGGAAAAGATAACATCGGATATGCACAAGAATATCATGGACATGATCGTTGAACGTATAATGGTGCGTATAGGCCGTGGAGAAGATTATCTCCTTACGGCTACGGACAGGTGGCAGATACTGGTGTTACAAGAATCCGGGTACTTACTGGAAGACATACAAAAAGAGATCGCTGACAAAACGAAGAAGCAAGAGAGCGAGCTGAAAAGCGCATTTGAAGAAGCCGGTATAAAAGCTATCGAGAGAGACGATGCAATATATAGGGCGGTAGGACTATCACCTACGCCCTTGCTGCAATCTCCGACATTGCTCAGAATACTGGAAAGAGATTATAACGTTACGTGTGGAGAATGGAGAAACCTTACACGAACAACGGCAGATGAAGCGCAGAAGTTGTTTTTGAAAGAGGTCGACACAGCTTACCGCATGGCATCAAGCGGTGCTGTATCATACACACAGGCTGTTAGAGATGCTGTTGACAGGATTGTAAAGCAAGGTGTTAAAGTATCCTATCCGTCCGGTAGAGAAATGAGCATTGAATCAGCCACAATGATGACTGTCCGCACAGGGATAAGCCAGTGTGCCGGAGCAATTGCACTAAAACGAATGGAAGAATTAGAATGGGATACTATCTTGGTATCTGCACATGTAGGAGCACGAATTGGTGATGGTGGCAACAATCCGACGAATCATTTTTGGTGGCAAGGCAAATTTTATTCCAGGACAGGCAAAGACAAGAGGTTCTCGGACTTCCGAACATCAACAGGCTACGGAACAGTGACAGGGTTGTGTGGCGTGAACTGTCGGCACTCTTTCGGATCCGGTGACGGTGAAAACAATCCGTATGCAGATATCAACCTTTCTGGCGAAGACAATATCAAAGCGGAAGAGCGTGCGAAAAAGCAACGGCTTATGGAAAGACGCATTCGCAACAGCAAGAGAGAGATTCAGAATTTGCAGACTGCTATAGATGCAAGCGGAGATGATAAGCTTAAATTCGAATTGCAACAAATGTATGACCGCAAATCAGCGGTACTCAGACGGCAGAATAAGCAGTATCGTGATTACTGCAAAGATAATGGTCTTAAAGAATATTCGGAACGGCTACGTGTAGCACAGTGGGATAGGTCACAAGCTGTTAGATCAGCAAAAGCAGCACAAAGATATATCAATTCAAAGGAAAAGTGAATATGGAACTAATAACACAGATACTTGCTATATGCGGTGCTATATCTGTTGTCGGCGGTGCTGTTGCGGTGCTTTCCGGGTGGTACAAATCATGGAAAGCACCAAAAGAAAAACAGGACAACCGTATAGAACAGATTGAAAAGCGAATAACGAACATTGAAACATCTATCACAGGGATTAATCAGAAACTTGATAATGATTATAAGAACATAAGGAATACGAGGGATGATATGAATCTATTAATGAGAAGTATGTTTAATTTGATCGAAAACAAAATCACAGGGAATAACATTGAGGGTTTAAAAAAAACTCGGGAAGAGCTTGTAAATGCTATGACGGACAAGAAACCAAAGGAATTATGAAAATATACTCTTTTACACGACCAGAACTTGACTATTTTGAGTTAGAATGCAACTTCACATCGGATGAATTGAAACTGTTCCGGCTCCGTGCTAAAGCTATGCCTTTAGAAGACTGTGCGGAAGAAATGAATGTGAGTGTGTCTACGGTCAAGAGATTGAGTAGAAGAGTGAATGATAAGATTGAAAGGGTGGTATAGGCATGAACTTCGGAGAAGCCATAAAATGCATGAAAAAGGGAAAGAAAGTTACACGTAATGTATGGAAAGAAAACTTTTTTAATGGGAGAAAACAGTTTATTTTTATTGGAAAAAACAAAGGTTTAACAACAAAAACGTTTCTTGCAATTCTACCAGAAGAAGAATGTTTTTCGGACTGCATTATGGGTTATACGCGAAAAGGAAGCTTTCAGCCAAACTGGACACCAACACAAGAAGATATGCTTGCTGAGGATTGGGAAATGTATCCGGCAGAGGAAACGGTAGTCGATGAAACGCCGAACATTACGGCAGATGAAATGATTGATCTCAAAAACCGTATTGGGTGGAATATTAAATTTTATGAAACTGGGGAAACAATTATTTCTGAGCACATGGACTATCAAAAGCTCTTAACCGGTGCAGAAAGTACATATACTCTGTCGTTTGCTGTCCCTAAAAAAAGTCTTGACGGTTTGTCAATGATAAATAAATCCCAAAATGTTATTGTTTCTGGACTTTTATTCAAAGTATATGCTTCTAGGAATATTGCTGACGATAGCCTTTGGCTCGTGACTGAAAGTGCCTTATCTGAAAAAGAATTTCACACAATTATAAGATTGGAGAGGTGATTCTATGATACCTAAGATTTTTAAAATAAGTGGATATCTCATAGACCCGACAGGAAGACTTGAGCCACACCACATTAAGGCGAAAATGCTTTACGGATGTGGATTTCCACTTGTAGGACAGCATATTCACGTACAGAAAGCAGAGATTAAGAAGCTGGATGAAAAGCATCCACTCATGCAAGAGAATTGCGATTTGGCAGAATGTGAGAAGTATTTCAACAGCGAACCGCCGACAGTGAGCAATAGAAGAGTTGAACCCGGACAGGTGTACAGGCACTTCAAGGGCGAAACAGTGAAAGTTCTGTATATTGCACAAGATAGCGAAATGCCGGGACAGTTCAAGGTAGTTTACGAATGCTCTAATGGCGTGTGGTGCAGACCTTACGGAATGTTCGTAAGCAAAGTAGACAGGAAGAAATACCCGAATGTGAAGCAGAAGTACAGATTTGAATTAGTGGAGGAATAAATATGATTTTTAAAGAAGCGTTTGAATTAATGAAACAAGGTGCGAAAGTGAAATTGCCTGGATGGAATGGTTACTGGTGTTGGGATGATGATAAAAAGACGATTATGATTCATTGCAGACCAAAGGATTCCGACAAAGGACAGGGAGATGTTCTTGATATTCGTGAAACGCAGAGAGTGGAATATACTTTCATGCACACGCAGAGGGATGACTGGATGATTGCAGATGAAGAGAATTGCGGTATTCTCGGCGGTCAGTCAACATTTGGATTCGGTGATGCTATCCGTTATCTAAAAAGAGGACTTAAGGTAGCTCGTAAAGGTTGGAATGGTAAAGGAATCTATCTGGAAATGTATTCGCCAGAAGTCAATCTTGAAACTATTGCAGAAGCAGTGCATAACGCATGGTGGGAAGAAAAGAAAAAACAAGGAGTTACAGATCACCCGGATATGATTCCGTATTCTGAACTAAGTGAAGAAGTGAAAGAATACGACAGAGTTACAGCAAGAACAACTATTGAAGCATTCAATTATATGACGCATTCGTTCATATATATCAACACTACTGGATTACAGACAGAAAATCCTTATTCGCCTAAAAATAAAGTGCCGTGGGCACCGTCTCAGACAGATATGCTTGCGGAAGATTGGGTATTTGCAGAATGATACCGAAAGCACAAAATAATAAGTGATACTTTTTAGAGACTTTAACGAACTGTTAAGGTCTCTTTTTTATGCGTAAAATGAAAGCATAGAGAACAAGAAATACTAATTTACAGGAGGTATGAGTATGAATCCATATATGTCATATACACCGTACATGCCACAGGATGCTTATATGCAAGATCAGATGGCATTACGACAACGGATAGACAACTTATCACAGGCTCAACAGCAATACAAGGCACAGCCACAGCCGAATGTAAACTGGATACAGGTGGCCGGAATTGACGGGGCAAGAAATCAGATCGTACAACCGGGAACTACGGCTTGGATGATGGATAACAATGCACCGTATTTCTATGTTAAATCTGTTGACGGTGTGGGAAGTGTTACGTTTAAAGCTTTTGAATTTCATGAGGTACAGGCGAACAATCCACAACCTGTAGCGGAAAACATGGACGCTAAGTACGTAACAAGAGAAGAATTCAACAAATTACTGGATACATTGAGACCTCAGTCGGAAGAACAGAAAGGGGAGCTGACACATGAGTAATCCGTTAATGGGAATGATGGGCGGTATGCCGGGTGGCAACGGTCCATTCGGAATGATTCAAAGAATGATGGGGATGATGCAAAATACACAGAATCCCGGAGCAATGTTGCAGAATATGGCGCAGAGCAACCCGAACATCAAAAAGGCTATGGATATGTGCCAAGGAAGAAACCCGAAAGATGTATTTATGGAGATGTGCCAGCAAAATGGCATGAATCCAAACGATATTATTAATAAAATAAAGTGATATCCGGACGGAGTGCACACGTCTTGATAAATAAAAGAAAAGGAGAACCAACATGAACGAGGGATTAAACACACTTAGTGCTGCCGATGTAGCAGCAGTCACAAGAAACAACGATGGAAATATGTGGGGTGACGGTGGATGGTTCTGGATCATCATTCTTGCTTTCCTGTTTTGCGGTAACGGATGGGGAAACAACAACGGAGCACAGGACGCTTTTGTCTCTGACGAATTCGTGAAAAGAGATATCTTTAATACAAATCAGAATGTGTCTAACACAGCTTGCGAGACACAGAGAGACGTATTAGAGAACCGCTATAACACACAGCTCGGCTTGCAGAACTTACAGGCTCAGCAGTCTCAGTGTTGCTGCAACACACAGAAAGAGATCTTACAGAGTAGATATGATGCAGCATTACAGGCACAGAACATGCAGGCACAGATGGCACAGTGTTGCTGTGATATAAAAGAAAGCATCTTAGCAGATGGACAGGCTACACGCCAGTTAATCCAGGATAACACGATTCAGAACTTGAGAGACAAGCTTGCTGATCGTGACAGAGATTTGCAGACAGCATATTGGCAGATTTCACAGGTATCACAGACCAATAACATTATTGATGCAGTGAGACCGACACCAAAACCGGCTTATATGTCTTGCAGTCCATACTTTGCGTATAACGCATTTGGTAATGGTTGCTGTGCAAGTGGGAATGTGATGTAAGTGAACGATATATCACTACTTGACTTTCTGACAGTGTACGGAGTTGCTTTACAGATAGCGAATTTTAACAGTGATCTATCACAGGCGAGCAATTCTGACATCGAAAAACACTTGCATGAGCAAGACAGTAAGTATTTTTTAAAAATAATTGAAAACCAAAACAAAATCATAAGCATGTTGGAAGAATCCATATCTACGAAAAAGTAGTCTTGCGAACATAAAAGAGAGTAGGCATGCGCTTGCTCTCTTTTTTAGAAAGGAGAAAAAATATGTTAAATTCTATTGCTAAAAATGCTCAGACAGTAGCAACAAATCAGAATGTATTATTTACGGAAACAAGAGTGAAAAGCCGTAGATGTGCTTGTAACACAGGGTGGCTTGCACATGACAACGGCAGTGGACTTTTTGAAATCACAAACCGTGGAAATCTGCCGATGGCAGTCGAAATTGAGTTTAACGGAAACGTTACGGCATCTGCAATAGGAGCGGTAGCGTTATCTATCAAACAGAACGGGGAACCGGTTTCTGGTACGGAAATGGACTATACAGTAGCAACGGCAAATGTGTATCAGAATGTCGGTGCAGCTACATTGATTGCAGTTCCGGCCGGAAGTAGCGTCACTATATCGGTTGGCAACGTTGGCACAGTTGACACATTGGTTAAGGATGCGAATATCATCATCAAAAAGCTCTCATAGAAAAGGGGTGAGTTTCTATGATTGATTTTAAAAGCAACCTAGATGTCAAAACTCCGAAAGAAATCTTTGCCGAAATCAATGAACGGTTTATTGGAGCAGTCATGATGCACGGACAGTTTGCGGACTACTTCGATTTCCTTGGCTTAAAAGGCTTTAATCGGATGCATGAGTACCAGCACCTTGCGGAAAGTTTGGAACGTAGGAAAGTGTGCAGATATTTTATAAGCCATCACAATCAGCTTATTGATGATGCATTTGAAGGAAAAGTGAATGTTATCCCGGATGCGTGGCGAACGGCCAAACGGTTAAGCGTTGGGAAAAGCACAAAGCAGAAAGCCGTAGAAGATGGATTTGTTGAGTACCACAATTGGGAATCTGAAACAAAGGAAGCGTACGAACAGTACGCACACACGCTAAGAGAAAACGGTCATGTGGCTGATGCTATGTTCGTGGAATGCTTGGTAGAGGATGTAAGCGAAGAATTAAAAACTGTAGAATGTATGATTAACGACCTCATATCTACCGGATACGACATGGTATACATCACAGAAATTCAATCGGAGATTCACGACAAATACAAAAAGAAAATGAAAGGAATCGAGGTGTAATAAATGAGCGAGATCAAAAAGATTTTGGAAGAACAGCTTGAACGCGAGAAAGCATCTGCAAAGAAAGACTTAAATATGTCTAACTTACAGGCAATGTACATGATTACATCTACATTGTGTAATATGAAATCTTTGGAATGCGAAAGCGTACCGGGGATGATTGCGGATGCATCGGAAAACCTTATCAAGAAATACAGTAACGGAAAGTACGATAAAAACATTGATGCGCTATACGACCAGTACATTATGGCGAAAGAGATGTATCAGCAGAACGGAGATCAAGCACACAGAGACAAACTGATGGAAAGTGTCGGGAAACTTATGGTAGAAGTGTACGACATGCTTTCCTCTATGGTGATGGATTCAGATTTTGCAGAAGAACGGAAAGAGATTCAAAGGCAAATCAAGAAGCTTGCGGAAATGTAAAAACATGGGTACGGAGTACTATATATATTAATGTTACGATATATACGGTGAATCACATAGGACATTTTCTTTTCTTGCTTGATACACCTCCTTTCAATAAAGCCTAATAGCGGAATGCTGATTAAAGGGCGGTCAAACGCCCGTTAGGCTTTCCCCTAAGGTTGCGGACTTGGGGAATCGTCATCTTATGTTACCTCCTAAAGATATAATATGATAAATTTTCATTCCGCAAAGGATAGTGCACAGTATGGTGCATGGATTCATTTCCGGCTATCCTTTTTCTGTATAGAGTTAGTTACGGAACAATATGCAGATTGACCGTCAAATAGCCGTAACAGTGGTTGGAACTGTATAGAGGGAACACTTACACCAACCACTAACGGGATATAGTTCAATGGTAGAACAAAAGTCACAATCCATCATCTCTTTGAAAAAAAAGACTTATGTCCACGGTTCGATTCCGTGTATCCCGATTACCCCGGCAGAGGTTCATCTGCCTGAATCCCTACCGCAGACGAAGCGGTTAATAAGAGACGTTGAGGAGGATATGCAACATGAAAAATATTATTCAGATTATCAAGGATGCTGGTCTTGAAATTACAGATGAGCAGAAAAAGACAATCGAAGATGCAGTGAAAGAGAATTACAAAAGCGTATCTGACTATGATAAGCAGACACGAAAAGTAGAAACTCTGACACAGGAACGTGACAACTTTAAAACACAGTATGAAACAGCGAAAGAGACTTTGGACGGGTTCGAAGGAAAAGACTTCGATGCGATCACAAGAGAACGTGATGAGTGGAAGACGAAAGCCGAGAACGCAGAAAAAGAATGGAAAGACAAGCTTGATGCCAGTGAAAAAGAGTACAACCAGAAGATTGAAGAAAGAGACTTCAATGACGTTCTGACAAAGGCTCTTGCGGGCGAGAAATTCAGTTCTGATTTTGCAAAAACAGGAATCATCAACATGATTAAAGACAAGGGTCTGAAACGTGAGGGTGAAAAGATTCTCGGTCTTGATGATTACATGAAAGAGCTGAAAGAATCTCAGAAAGATGCTTTCGTGACGGATGGTAAGACACCACCGGTATTCACAACACCTACAGAAAAAGGTGGAAGTGAACAGAAAGCAGAGCCGTTTGTTCCTGGAACTGTTTGGTAAAACCATATTGTGAACCGGCTATCGATAGAGGATAGTCGTTGACCTTAAAGAATTAAAGGAGAACAAAAATGGCAGAAACAACAAGAATTACATCATTAAACATGTTACTTGACCCAACCGGAAAAATGCTTCTTGCAGAAGAGTACGGAAAGGTCATTGAAAACGTCCAGAAGAACACTATTTCTGGAAAAATGAAGAATACCGAACTTTCCGGTGATCCGTCAGCCGGAACCGTAGAAGCAAAACGATTCGCAAATGCGACATCTAAGAATTACGGAACAGCCAGAGGTGCAGCTAAAGGTGATGGAGTAAAAGGAAAGCCGGTTACGATTCCGATTGATGTAGATAAGGAAATCGTAGAAGAGGTTGAACAGAAAGACGTATCTCTTCTCGGAGTAGAGGGACTTATCGCAAAAAGAACAGCAAACCATGCACTTAGAATGATCGCAGAACTCGACACTGAGTTCTTCAAAGTTGCCGGAACAGATGCGACAGAAGTTGATCTGACAGGCATTACAGCTATTGAGGAACAGGCTGAAACCATGATTCAGCAGTGCGAAACCACCAAGAATGAATATGTGGACGGAGTACCACGTTCTATGATGAACATGATCTGTACGCCAAAATTCTACGGAAAAATCCGCACATATCTGGACAAGGTTACAGTTCCGGGTGTTGGCGTGGCTGACGAAGAGTTCTACGCTTATCATGGCGTAAAAACATTCTCATGCGTGCACATGCCGACAGACGTTGATGTGATCGTGATGGTGGATGGAGCTATCGCACAGCCTGTTAAATCCACACCATACAGTGCTGAGAAGATTCCTCTTTCAGAAGCATATGGCATCGAACTCTTTTACCATTACGGAACAAAATCTGTAATGCCAGACCTTATCTTCAAGAACAAGAAAGGTGAGTAAGCATGAGACGGTTTGAAGACTTGGAAACAGGAAGAATCTTATCAACTGATCATGAAACGAGTGCTCAGTTGATGGAAAACAATCCACAAAAATATAAAGAAGTCAGTGACGTAAAGCCAAAGACGAGATCGAATCCAAGAAAGTAGGAAAATTAGGTGAAACACTATGACGTACACAGATTATAAGTTTTATACAAAAAAATTTTTCGGGAAAACAATTCCAGAAAGCGAATTTCGTGAATATGCTGAACGTGCTAGTGACTGCATAGACAACTACACTATGGATCGCCTTGTTGATGGGCTTCCAGAAAATGAGCGAGCAGAAACAAAAGTTCAAAAAGCTGTATGTGCAGTAGCTGATGAAATGTATAAGATAGATCAATCTAAAAAAGCTTCTATGGATGCCATAGGAACCATACAGAGAGAAGATGGGACGGTCGTAAATAAGACCGTCTCTTCTGTTTCTTCTGGAAATGAAAGCATATCTTACGCTAACGGGAACAGCCAGAGCAATCGGTATACCGTAGCAGCTACCAATGTGCAAGAAGAGAAAAGAATACTTCTTGAAGCAGCGGTTAGCTATCTTTTTAACGTTACCGATGATAACGGAGTGTACTTGCTATATAGAGGGATTTGAACAATGAGAATTATTAAAAGATTATTTTGCAAACACAAAAAGAAAATCCATGCCGGAACGTATCTGGAAGATATCGGAAACGGGATAAAAGAAACAAGGCACATATGGAAGTGTGAAAAATGCGGTAAGAAGTTTTATTAACGAGAGGTGATACCAATGTATGACAAAACTATAACTGTATTCAACAAATATGTGAATCAAAAGGATGAAATATTTTGGTATCCGACCGTAATTAAAGGTGTTCAACTCATTGTTGATAAATCCGCAAACATCGAAAAGACAGGACTTGATACGGCTGACACGGCAACGCTCCATGTTCTGTATCGCATGGTATCCGCTGAAAAAGTAGTATCTGGCAAAAAGTATCTTGAGCCTAAAAAATGGGCGAAACAAATTAACGATACGCTTGGACATACCATCACATTTGCAAGCAGTGACTTTTTCATTGAGGGCGAATATGACGAAAGACTGATATCGGATGAAGACTATCAGAGCCGGAGAGACGGTGGTTTTTATGATTACATGAATAAAAATCACGACAATGTATTCTTAATCACCAATGTCGGAACATACACACTTATCCCGCATTTTGAGATAGGGGGAAAGTAAATGGCACGTAGTAGAATGTTCCATTTTCCGAACGTCTCGATAGTTGAAGCTGACATCAAAGTGAATGTGAATCTTGACCGATTCGAAAAGCAATTCCAAGACGCTCAACTTTGGTTAGATGAACAGGTATGGACAGGCACAAAAAAGTATATTCCACAAAGAGACGGGATGCTGATTGATACAACCAATACGCAGAACGAAGCCTTGAAAGGTAGTGGAAAGGTTTATGCCGGATATGGCCCTTACGCAAGATTTTTGTACATGGGAAAAGTCATGGTAGACCAGGAAACAGGTTCACCGTGGGCGAGACCAAAAGCAAAAAAGATCGTGACAGACCGTGATATCCAGTTTTCGAAAGTGCCAAATCCTTTTGCAACAGACCATTGGTTTGATGCTGCTAAAGATGAATTTGGTGATACATGGGTAAAAGGAGTGAAGAAACGTGCAGGCGGTGGATAGTAAAAAAACAGTGAAATACGATGTTGACGGATACGACATTGTAACAAATGCACTTAAAGATTTGCTGAATAAGTATCCTGGATTGGAAACCGGAGAAGTGTTTAAATTCTCCACTCTGAAAGAAGATGATGGAATGGCGTTCTATCCGGTATCCGGTGCGGTGATTGCACAGGAGAAAAAATCGGTAACAGGCAAGGTGAATCAGCTTTGCAACTACCCATTTTATATCGTGTACAGGACATCCCGTGATTCTCCGAATATGAAAGCGGATATCAAGGAATTTCTTGATAGTGTAGGTAAATGGCTGGAACGACAAACAGTCGTGATTGATGGCGAAAAGCATAGGCTTACATCTTACCCAACACTTACAGAAGAACGAAAAATAGAAGAGATTACAAGAATCACACCATCATACCTTGACAAAACTTACGAAAACAATGTGCAAGACTGGGTGATTAGTATGTCTCTTAAATACAGAAATGTATTCATAAGAACTAATTAACCGGACATCAATTAGAGATGTTCGCTGACCGTAAAAAGCTAACGGTAGAAAGGATTATAATATGGGAAATCTTAGTAGAGAAGCACTCGCACATTATCTGGACTATAGTTTCAAACAGGCAGTAGCAAGTGCTACGTGGGAAATTCTTGGTGATGACATTGACGATATGTCGGTTGATCTGAACCCGGATACAGAGACGAAGAAGAACATTCTTGGTCAGACAAAAACAACAGATAATGGATATGAACCGTCTATGGATGCAGATACATACTATGCAAACCCGGACAAAAAGCTGTATCCGAAGATTAGGGATATTGCAATGAAACGATTGAAAGGAGCGGACTGCAAAACACTTATGTTGGAAGTCCTTGTGGAAGATACAAGTGCGGAAAACCACCTTGCATATGTCGAAGAGGTTATGGTAAAACCTCAGTCTTATGGTGGAGATACATCTGGCGTAAACATTCCGTTTAAAGTATCTTCTGACGGTAAGAGAACAGAGGGATATGTAAGTGCCACTTCGCTCGCTTCTGGAAACCCAGAATTTACAGCCGGAGCAATTCCACATAGTCTTTCTACAGGAAAAGAAGTACTGTAACGCTTTATTAACAGGAGGAATAATATGAGCAACAAGTTACCAAAAAAAAGAAATGATAGCGAACTGGTTATTAAGATAAATGATGGCCGAGTCAAAATTCCGATCAAAAACCAGTTTGGTGAAACTCTTGGAAGTATAGTGTTCGCACCGACTGACACTAACATTGTTGACAGATACGAAGAAGTCGTTCGATTTTGGAAAAATTACAAGATGCCGGAAGATGACAGCATTGAAGCTGCCAGAAAAGCAGAAAAGGAAATTGCAGAGAAAATGTCTTATCTGATTAATGGAGATGCAGAAAAAGCGTTTTTCCAGGTTCTCGGACCGTTTTCTCCAATGGATGATGGAAGAATTTTCCTCGAAATTGTAATTGACAGTGTTGCAAAAGTCATTGAAACAAAATTGAACACAAACGTAACAAAGGTACAGCGCCGTGTAAATAAGTACGTGGCCAAGTACCATAACTAATGGATGTCTGGAAACTTCCGAAATCCGTTAACGTAAACGGCAAAGAATATCGAATACGCTCAGATTACAGAGCCGTGTTAGATATTCTTTGTGCTATTAATGATCCCGATATAGTAGCCGGAATGTCCGAAGAAGAGAAAAACTTAGAGATATACACAACGATTCTGGCTATATTCTACGAAGACTTTGATAATCTTCCAATGGAAGACTGGGAAGAAGCTTTAAAGACGGCGAAAGAGTTTATCGACTGCGGATTTAAGGGAGATAAGAAAAAACCGCAACTTATGGATTGGAAAAAAGATGCAAAGATTCTGATTCCGGCCATTAATAAAGTGGCACATGAGGATATTCGTGAGAAAGAGTACTTACATTGGTGGACATTCATGGGACTTTTTATGGAGATTGGAGAATCTCTGTTCAGCACTATCACTAACATTCGTGAAAAAGTCTCGAAAGGGAAGAAATTGGATAGTTGGGAAAAAGAATTCTATTCTAGCAACAAAGAACTTGTTGACCTTAAAGCGACACCAGAGCGAAGCGAAGAAGAAAAAGAAGAATTAAGAAGAGTATTCGGACTCGTAAATAATTAACCGGGCATCATGTGGAGATGCCCGCTGACCGCAAATATTTAGCGGTAGAAAGGACAATACATGACAGAAGATGGAAGTATTGTTATTAACACAAAAATCAGAACTGATGGCATAAAGGCGGGTTCACAAGAAATTGAAGCTGGATTGCGAAGAGCAGCAGATAGGGTAAATAATTTGGGAGTGTCTGCAAAAAACGCCATCAACAAGCAAATAGATGCTTTTGCAAAACTGAATAACGAATACAGCGCACAAGAACAAAAGGTAGAATCGTTACGGCAAAAGGTAGCATCCTATGCAAATCAGCGCATCCCAACCACGGAATACAAGGAAATATCCGACCAAATTTCAAAAGCAGAAGCAAAACTCAATCAGCTTACGTCATCACAGGAACGTTTTATAGCAAACGGAGGGAAAAAGAACACTTCGACTTATAAAAAAATGCAGTATGACATAGATGAACTTGCGAACACTATTAAATACGCACGGTCGGAGCTTATTGACCTGGAAGTTTCTGGAAAAGCCTTTTCGACTGGTGTGAACACCAAAGAAGCGCAGGCAGACATGGAAAGACTTGCGAGTGCAGAAAGAAGACTTGCTGATATGCAGAACCGATTAAACACATCGTATTCTGGCATTAAAAGTAAACTTGCAAGTTACGGTACTGGTTTGGTTTCCTTGAAAGAAAAACTTTTTGGAGTAAACAGTGCGAATAACAAAACTGCAAATTCCAATTCAAAACTGAGTAGGTCATTTAAAGACGCTAGTAAATCAGCCGGATCAGCAAGAATGAGTATCGGAAGAATGCTTACGATGTCTCTATTGTTTAGCGGTGTTTTTCGAATTCTTAGTGCTCTTACACAAGGAATAATAGGTGGATTCAATAATCTCGCTCAATACTCCAAAACCACAAACGCAAATATATCTACTTTGTGGGGAAGCCTTATAAGATTGCAAAATGCATTTGCTACAGCTTTCAGTCCGATTCTGACAGTTGTGACACCGATACTGTCGCGATTCATTGACCTTATCAGCACAGCCATAACTTACGTAGGAATGTTTTTCAGTTACCTTGCCGGGAATAAGACGTACACAAAGGCATTGGCAGTGCAAAAAGATTATGCTGCCAGTCTGGACAAGACCGCCAAGTCTACGAAGAAAGCCACAAAAGCAGCTAAAGACTACCTGTCACCATTGGATGAAATTAATCGGTATACGACAAATAAGGATACCGACACAACACCGTCTGGATCCGGTGCAAACGGAACACCGACCAGCAAAATGTTTGAAGAAGTTCCAATAGATGCACCGCCGATTTTTGAAAAAATCAAGGATGTACTGGGGCAGATATTCCAACCATTTAAAGAAGCGTGGGAACGTGAGGGAAAGAACACAATTGATGCTGCTAAGTATGCATTGTCGGAGCTTGGAGCACTGGCAAAGAGTGTCGGCAGTAGTATGTTGGAAGTCTGGACGAATGGTACAGGCACACAGATACTGTCTACCATGTTACAGATCGCACAGGGACTGCTTACAACGATCGGAAACATCGCAAGGCAATTAGATATAGCTTGGAATAAAAACGCCGTAGGAACGGCCATTATACAGGCTATAGCAGATGCTTTCCAAAAGGTGCTTGATATCATCAATCGTCTTGTGTGGGATACGGCTCAGTGGGCGGGATCATTGAACTTTTACCCGTTACTTAATTCGATTAAGAATTTGTTTGAATCTATGTCACCGCTGATAGAAGCTATTGGAAGTTTCTTAGAAAGATTGTATACGAACATTATATTACCGATGCTTACATGGCTGATAGAGAGCGGTCTTCCGTTCCTTATTAATCTACTTGCGGATTTGTTTGATTTTCTCGGAGAGCATCAATGGATTATAGATGCCATTGGAGCTGCACTGCTTGGAGCCTTTGTATCATCGAAGATATCACCTCTTGTACTTGGAATAAGAAGTGCCATTACAAGTCTTATAGGCGTATTCACTGGTGCCGGGGGATTATCTGGAGCAATTTCTATGATCGTTGCGGCTTTCGATAGATTTGCAGTTGCTTCAAATGTAATACCTATTGCCATTGCGTTAGCTGTTGCAGCTATTGTATTAATAATTACTCACTGGGATCAGCTTAAAGCTGCAATGTCGAAACTTATGGACTGGATAAAAGGAGTATTTGCCACTGACTGGCACGCTCAATTCGGAGTATTTGGAGATGTAGTGGAAGTTTTTCTTAACAGCTTTAAAGGGATTTTTAACAGCATTAAGCAGATATGCTCTGGGTTTGTCACATTTTTAAAAGGAGTATTTACGGGGAATGTAGATATGGCGCTAAAAGGAATACTAAACATACTCCGTGGAGCTGCTAACTTAATCTACTCAATTTTTAAAGCACCTGTAAATATGGTTATTGCCCTTTTTAACGGATTGAATCGAGCAATTATTAATGCAATTAACGGGTTGGTAGACGGACTGAATCACATTAAAGTACCGGATTGGGTTCCAGGTATCGGCGGTAAAGGAATTAATCTTTCCCATGCAAATTACACCAGAATTCCATATCTTGCACAAGGGGCAGTTATTCCGGCCGGAAATCCGTTCTTGGCAGTACTTGGTGACCAGACAAAAGGAAACAACTTAGAGATGCCGGAAAATCTGTTGAGGAAAATCGTAAGTGAAGAAAGCGGTAAAGGTACAGGAATGATAAAACTTGTGGTAAATCTGGACAGCAGAACGGTACTTGAACAGCTTATTGATACAGCAAAAGAGATGCAGATGTCAAATGGACAGAATGTATTCGAACTCGGGAGGTAGGTAAAATGGCACAGCAAGTGATTAAGATTAATGGTCGGACTATTCATCAGCCAGACACATTCAAATTCAGTTTTGCCACTACCTCTACAGAGGGAACAGAGCGATTAATGAGTGGCGTTATGTGCAATGAACCGATGTTCACGGTAGAATCTTACGCTTATGAGGGAAGTGACATAAGTATATCAGAAATGGCAAGCCTTTTGCAGATGATTGTAAATCAAAGGCAGGTGCAACTATATTATTTTTCTGTGTATTACGGAAGATGGAGAGAAGCACCGTTTTACGTCACACAAGGAAGTGTAGATATCGGAACATTAAAAGAGGGAGAAGAAAAGTACAAATCCCTTAGTTTTAACATAATCGGGGTGAATCCACTATGATACACATTAGCAATGCATATAAGAAAGCTATATACGGACGTAGTGACTGGTATCCATCTGCAAGGGTTACTTTCTTGGATGGCACAGTGCTAAATCTTGGCCGATCTGAATTTTTAATATCTGGCAACAACATTGTTGATGGAGCTGGTACACAAAGCTTGCCACTCGGTAATGTTGTGTCCAGAAAAATTACAGTAAAACTGTACAACGCAGATGACAGATATAGAGTTCATAGCTTTCTCGGCGCAAAGATAACATTGTATAAGTCAATTAGCACGGATATAGGTGATCTGACTATAAAAAGTGGCACTTATACCGTAATTGACCCGGAAAGCTATGGGGATACCGTAAGCTTTTCTGCTTACGATGATGCATATAAGCTTGATCGTGATTACACGACACATTTAAAATATCCCCTCAAACTGTCTGAAATATTGATAGATTCTTGCAGAACGTGCGGAGTACAGTTAGACACAGTGCATTTTAACGGAGAAGATATAACCGTAAAAGAAGCACCGACAAACACTACTCACAGACAGGTTGTTGGATTAATAGCCATGATCGCTTGCGGAAATGCATGGATGAATGCGGACAACCATTTACAGATTACAGATTACGACATGACACTTTTTGATGGAATGACCGATCTTGATGGTGGGTGGTTCGATGATCCAAGGCAAAACTATGACGGCGGTCAATTTGAGACAGATGTCATCACGGAAAAGTATGTGACATATTCCGATATGTCTGGTGGAAGTTTTGGCGATGATATTAATGAATTTTTTTATGATGATCTTGACTGGAACAAAGAATTGTACACAAGCGGTTCCAACATGGACGGTGGTTATTTTGACAATGGATTAGAACTTTTAACGGATGATTCTTACGGGATTATGTATCGTTCGGTAGAACGCAAACAGAGAAATCCTTATCACTTAATATCAAAGCAACATGATGGATTCCGGCTTAGAGACGGACGTACATTAGGCGTTCATTCGGTAGATACGGAAGAGGCAAGCGGATATATTCTTTCCGATGCCACTACTTACTACGCAAGTGGAAACAATGCCGATGATGGAACATTTGAGCTGGCTGATAATTTCCACTTTTTAACACAGTGGAAGATCGGGTTAACAACCGGAGTTGAAAACATAAAGATTACAGGCGTGCAAACAACGGATAATGAAAACACATATACTTACGGCACTGATGGGTACATTTTGTCAATAGAAAATTCACTTATTAAAGATAAAAATCTTCTCGTAAATACAGTGGGGGCAAAGCTTGTAGGATTAACATTTATGAATTTTTCTGGTGAACATTTATCTTATCCTTTGGCAGAGTTTATGGATCTTGCCTATGTGATTGATCGTGCCGGAAAGACGAACAGGACGATTCTTACAGACATTACATTTAACTTCCTTGGATTTACTCAACTTAAATGCTCGGCTGAAAATTCTGTGAGAAACAGTAGTAAATATGTAAGCGCAGAAACCAAAGCTATTCAAAAATCTTCGGAAATTACCGAAAAAAAAAT